GGTTGTGTTGAAGTATATGGGTTTGAAATTAGAGGAGTTTGATTTGTGTGTGAAATCGATTGTTCTATTCTAGATTGCCTCTCCATTTTTCTTGCCAATTTCAATTTCCTTTTTTTCTGCTTTTTTGACTCATGCGTATTAGATAATTGATGTAAATAATCTAAACTTTTATCTAACTCGGTGGCATCTACATCGCCCATCTGTTTCATTTCTTGTTGTTGTTGCATTTTTTCTTCTTTCTTCATTTTTTTATGTGTTTTAATTTTTTCAAGTAGTCCTTTCTTTAAGTCGTTGTTTTGCTTTTTATGCAAGTCGTCTCTAATTTTTCGTTCGTTTCTCTCCCTTTTCTTTAATGTTTTTGAACCATTAATTTTGAAAAATGCTGGGTTGACTGATATTCTTTTAGTAGCCATCGCAGTATTTAATTATTACAATAAAATAATAATTAAATATAAACTAATATACGCAAATCATAATTTATTTACATGAATGTGATGAATGTCGAATTTTTAATAAATTTTGTTAAATATACATATTTTGCATGAAATGTCTTGAATCTTCTCCCCGCGACTTCACTTCTCCATTTTTTAAATATAATTTAAAACCGTTTTCCATGTCTTTAATAGTTATCTTTCTTTTGTCTGTTTCCGATAAACAAAATACTCGTCTGCTATGTGATATTTTCACTTTTGACAACAAAGTTTCCATATCTCTCCCGAAATATTTAAAATAGGCCTTGTTTTTCTCAAACCATGACGATGAAATTTTGTTTATTTCCCATCCACAATCTTTTACCTTTTTATTGAAAATAAGCTGCAATTCTTTTGAATTATAATCACCTATCTTAAAGCGCCATATAAATCGCGAATCCAATCCTTGATTATAAGAAAAAAAGCATTTATTTAAATCTTCTTCATATCCAGCAATAATCACCATTAATTCATGTTTATGGTTGCTTAATGCTTCACATAGTGTATCTATACATTCTTTGGCAAACGAATCTTTTTGTTCTTTATTACCCAGAGCATATGCTTCGTCAATAAACAAAACCCCTCCAATCGCACTTTTTATCATTTCTTTTGTTTTCAAAGCGGTTTGCCCTAAATATCCCGCAATTAAATCGGATCTTGTTACCTTTTTAAATACATTATTTTTCAATATACCCAACTTAGAATAAATCGCACCAATAATATGTGCTGTTTCCGTTTTACCGGTTCCGGGTGGTCCATATATCACTGTATGCATAAATTCGTTGTTTACATTCTGATTTTCACGCACATGTAGTTTTTGTATAAAATATATGATTTGGTCTAAAATGTTTTCTTTTAACGCATGCATTCCTATCATATCATTTAAACGCACCAAATCAGGTTTAATTAAATGTATAACTTCCATATCAATATTGTATTCTACTTCGGGAGACATTGGATATTTTTCAGTTAATTGTATCAAATCGTCAATATTGTTTAATATTACATCAATGTTTACTTTCTTTTTTTCAATGTAAATTTGCTTAGGAATCGGTGTATTTAATATATCGACTGGGGTGTCAGTTAGTAAACCGGATGGTGAGTTAGTGTTTTTGTAAATATGCTTTTTAAATAAAAGATTATCATATGATTGGTCAATATCCAATACAACGCGGGAAATATTTTTTGCTTTTTTATAATGAAATTTATTAGAACTGTTATTTGTATTTAAATAATCCGAAAAATGTTTTTTACGATATACTTTTTTGTTATTCATAGTTGGTTTACTATGTTTAGTTTTATTATCTTTTAACTGGTTAAAATTATAATCATCGTAAACTGTGGGATCTATGTCTTTTATCATAAGATGATTATAAGATTTGTCAATGTTTAAGGATTTTTTAGATGCAAATTTTAATATTTCATCAAACTCGTTGCATAAGTCATCTATTAATTGATCGATCGTTTTTTCAACGGGAGTATGTAAATGATTGGTTTTAAAATTAAAAACATTATTTGAATTATCAAAGACATTATTTGAATTATCAAAAATATTGTGAAAATTGTTAGACAGGTCTATAATATCCTTATTAATATTACTGTTTATTGTATGTATATGTGATTTATTTGATGGTTTTCTATTTGCTGGATTCATATATATAGCGATATAGAATAATCAACCCAGAAAAATTAATTAAAAATAAAATTGATATGTAATTATTCATTATGGTTGGTATGATAAATGAGTGTAGATACAAATACAAATAATACAAATACAAATAATACAAATACAAATAAAGTAAATACAAATACAACACACAACATGAGTGTGAAAATTGACGATATGGATGAAGTCAACGAAATGAATTGGAATGTAATTGGAAGTTATTTTAAAAACGATCATTTGGGAAAGTTGGTAAGACATCAGTTAGAATCATACAATCATTTTATAGACGAAGACATGGTGAATACAATTAATATGTTTAACCCTGTTGTTATTCGTTCGGAAAACGACAAAGATATTTTATCTGGGTTGTATAAGTTGGAGATCACTGTTAATTTTACGAATTTTCAAATGTATCGACCGGAAATACATGAAAATAACGGGGCTACAAAAATCATGTTTCCACAAGAAGCAAGACTACGAAATTTCACATATGCTTCTACTTTAACTTTGGATTTAAATATCGAAATTAAAGTAAGATATGGTGAAAACTTGCAACAAGTTGAAACGCATTTTAAAAAGTTGTCAAAAATTCACATTGGAAAGATGCCAATCATGTTGAAATCTAAAATATGCGTATTAAATCAATACAAACATCTACACACAGATCAATTAGGTGAATGTCGGTTCGACACCGGTGGATATTTCATTATTAGTGGCTCCGAAAAAACTGTTTTGGCACAGGAACGCGCTTGTGAAAATAAGGTAATGTGCTTCAATACCAAAAAAAATAATAACAAATGGTCTTGGGTGGCCGAAATAAAATCAGTACCAAAAGATAAATGCATTTCCCCAAAACAAATAAATATGATGATAAGTTCAAAAAGCAATGGCAACGGTCATACAATGTATATACAGATACCAAGAATTAAGCAAGCAATTCCGTTGTTTATATTGTTTAGGGCACTTGGGGTGTTGTCAGATAAGGAAATATGTAAGTATATACTATTAAATATTGAAGAAGGACAGAAAAGCAACATAATATACGCATTAAAAGCATCTGTTATGGAGTCAATCAACTATATGTCAAAAGAAGATTGTATTAAATATATTGTAAACTATGCGATGTTTACTCCTATCAATATGGAAAAAGAGCAAGGATATAAAATGAAGTATGATTTCACAATAAATGTGCTGGAAAATGACTTATTTCCTCATTGTGATACTTTTAAGCAAAAAGTATACTTTCTTGGATATATGACCAATAAATTACTGCAAACTTCATTAGGTTGGCGATTGCCAAGTGACAGAGATTCATATCAAAACAAGCGACTTGATTTACCTGGTGTGCTATTAAACAATTTATTTAGGAACTATTTCAATAAATTGGTGAAAGACATGACAAAGCAAATCATTCGCGAAATAAACAACGGTTCTTGGAAATCGACGTTTAATTATACCAACATAATTAACAGCACAAATGTGTATAAGATAATCAAATCAACTACAATTGAAAATGGTATTAAAAGAGCGTTGGCTACTGGTGATTTTGGTATCAAAAATACAAATTCCAATAAAAGTGGTGTTGCTCAAGTATTAAGTCGTTTAACATATATATCATCACTAAGTCATTTGCGACGAGTCAATACTCCCATAGACAAAAGTGGTAAATTGATTCCTCCCAGAAAATTACACAATACACAATGGGGGTTTATTTGTTTAGCAGAAAGTCCAGAAGGTGCTGGTGTAGGGGTTGTGAAAAACCTGGGTTATATGACACATATTACAACTCGTTCAAATATTGATACAATCTATAATATATTAACGGATAAATATGTGCCTATTGAAACATTATCACCCGATGATTTATATGGACAAGTTAAACTTATTGTAAACGGTAATTGGATTGGTATAATTGAACGTGACAAAGTATTAGATACATATGAGTATTTAAAACGGTGTAAATACGGTGGTAAAATAAACATATTTACTAGTGTCGTGTTTAATTATAAAGACAAGGAAATCATCATCTGCAATGATGCTGGTCGATTAACTCGCCCGGTGTATAAAATACGAAATGGAGAAACATTAATCACCGATGAGTTATATAAAAACATTAAAAACAAAACCGTTGATTGGAATGACATGCTTGTAAATGGAGAGTATGGCGAATCGATTATTGAATATATTGATCCCGACGAACAAAATTCCAGTTATTTGGCAACAAATCAAAATAAATTATCTAGTTCGGAAACGCATACACATTGTGAGATACACAGCAGTAGTATATTTGGGTTATTGGCGAGTTGCATCCCGTTTCCCGAACACAATCAATCACCAAGAAATACATATCAATGTGCTCAAGGAAAACAAGCGATGGGAATGTATGTATCTAATTTTCGAACAAGAATGGATAAAACTGCATACGTTCAAACATATACAACGCGTCCATTGGTAGATACTCGTATCATGAATATTATGAATTTACACAAAATTCCATCTGGTTGTATGATTATAGTTGCGATTGGTGTATATGGCGGGTATAATCAAGAGGATAGTATCATATTTAATAAAAGTAGTTTAGACAGAGGGTTGTTTTCAGCAACATTGTATCATACTGAAAAAGATGAAGACAAGAAAATACAAGGAGATGAAGAAATCCGATGCAAGGCCGATAAAACAAAAACAAAAGGCATGAAGTTTGCTAATTATGACAAACTAAACAATCAAGGAGTGGTTCCAGAAAATACTTTGTTAGAAAATAGGGATATTATTATTGGAAAAGTGGTTCCTATTAAAGAAAACAGAAATGACCATACAAAGTTAATAAAATATAGAGATCAAAGCAAGGTTTTTAGAACAAAAGAAAGTACATATGTGGATAAAAATTATATAAATAGAAATGGAGATGGATATACATTTGCAAAGATAAGAACCAGAACATATCGTATTCCAACAATAGGCGATAAGTTTAGTAGTAGACACGGACAGAAGGGCACTATAGGATTGATTCTGCCACCAGAATCGATGCCAACCACCGCAAATGGGTTAACTCCAGATATTATAATTAACCCCCATTGTATTCCAAGTCGGATGACAATTGGACAATTAAAAGAAACAGTGATGGGTAAGGTGTTATTACAATTGGGATTGTTTGGTGATGGAACCAGCTTTAACGAACACAACGTTGTTGATATATGTAAAGAATTACAAGAGTTGGGATATGAAAGACATGGTAATGAAATCTTATATAATGGAATGACTGGCGAACAGTTAGAAACAAGTATCTTTGTTGGACCTGTGTTTTATCAACGATTAAAGCATATGGTAAATGATAAAAATCATAGTAGAAGTATAGGTCCTATGGTAGTATTGACGCGTCAGCCAGCCGAAGGTAGAGCCAGAGACGGTGGATTGAGATTTGGTGAAATGGAGAGAGATTGTATGATTAGCCATGGTGCTTCTGCTTTTACAAGAGATAGAATATATAATGCAAGTGATAAGTTTCAAGTTCATATTTGCAACAAGTGTGGATTGATTGCTGTGTTTAATAAAGATAAAAACATATTTAATTGTAATACTTGTGAAAATAAAGTGGATTTTAAAAGGGTACTATTGCCATATTCTTGTAAATTATTGTTTCAAGAGTTGATAACGATGAACATCGCACCAAGACTTATTGCTGAATAAGTAATACAATAAATAACAAACAAACTATAAAATAACAAATTTCTATTTTTAATCAACAGTATAACCTATTTAGAAATTTTTTATTTCTATTTATTAGATATGCAAAGAAATTATTTTAAAGATAGACATTCATTTAATAAAAGATTCGAAGAATCGCATCGAATTATGGGTAAATATAAAACAAAAAAGCCGATTATAGTAGAAAAGAAAAAATATCAAAAAGATATTCCAGATATAGACAGAACCAAGTATTTAGTACCTGATGAGTTGACGATGGCTGAATTTATGTATATAATTAGAAAAAGAATACAACTCAGTCCAGACAAATCCATTTATTTGTTTGTGGGAGACGGCGATCTAGTTCCAAGTAGTTTAACTATCGGACAAGTATATTGTCAATCAAAAGATGTAGACGGATTTTTATATATAAAATATTGTGGCGAATCTACATTTGGATAATTTAGACAAAAACCATTAACATAACTTCATTATAATTATTATATTTATTGCGTGTATTCTCATTCTTTTTCTCATTCTTTTTCTCATTCTTTTTCTCATTCTTTTTCTCATTCTTTTTCTCATTCTTTTTATATATTATTATAGTATATAATGAGTCAACTTAGCAAGGTAATTAATTCGTATACAACTAAAGGACCCACTAACGATGGTTCAAGTCGAGTAGCAATGATGAAACACGTTCAAAGAAGAATTGGACAATATGTAGATGCAGAAAGTAAAACCTCAACTTTATTTGGTCACAAGACGGGTAGCAATATTCAAAATGTCGGTTCCAATAGTGGTGACAGTAGCCAACGCACTTATTTCAATATGACATTTAGCGGACTATCTGTAAAACAGAAATAAATACAACAAACTTATAACATCAACTGGTTATGACTAATAGATAAAATATATAATAAATATATTGATATTATATATATGAATAAATTTATTGCAGAATTTCTAGGAACTCTTAGTTTAGTGTTTGTTATTTTAGCAACAGGTCAACCAATCGCAATCGGTCTTGCTCTTGCTCTTATTATTATGGTTATTGGCGGTATATCGGGTGGACATGTAAACCCAGCGGTATCATTTGCAATGTATTTAATTGGAAAACTATCACAAGAAGATTTAATGCCATATATTATTGCTCAAGTCGCGGGTGGATTAGTAGCACTGCAACTTCACAAAAGTGTATAATATTCTATAATATGTTATAATTATACCATTATAACACACATACACATACACGTCGTTTAAATAATAAAATTAACATATATTATTAAAATAATACATGTTAATTATTGTGGCGGCATCTATTTTAATATTAAATGCCATATTTTGGGGATTACTACCTGTAAGCAAGCATTCCCCTCATCAGTTGTTATTGGACCTTTTAAAGATTGATTATAAACCAGATGTTTATTTTCATTTAATTATAGGAACTACATTTTATGTATCTGCAGTTATATTAATACATCGCAGTGATATGTTATTTCCTAATGAGACGATATGCGACATAAGAGGCCAATAGTGATATAGAAATCGAATACGATAAATCTATTTTATTATTCATTATATATTTAGTTATACTATCTTCACTTTGCTTTATTTTTTTAAATGCGTCAATATTTTCAAACGATTCTCGCATTTTTTTTATTTTTTCATATTCACTTTTTGAAATAGGTTTATTAGATCCGCCTTCTGTAACAGGGCAAATAGATGTAGGGCATTTAATACATTGAGGAGTTCCTTCTGAAAACGCATTAAACATTGCAAGTGGATCTATTTTACCGATTCCTTCCATCATACCAGGCACTAGTCCTTTTAACGAACTTTTACCACCTGTTAAAGAAGTCCCCCCAAATGAAACATTACCGGTTGGCACATTATTAATGTAAAGATATCTATCAACATCTCTCCCATCTAATTTACATTTAGCTAATGTTTTTAAGAAATATTGATTTCCCAATTTACCTTTAACTGCTCTACCTTGTCCGGATACAAGAACTTTTGTGTATTCTATAAGACCAGCAATATCATATGTTAAAGCGGACATACTGGCGCCAGAAGTAACGCCTAATTCACCTGGTGTTTTTATCTTTCCAGCATAATTAAAGTCTTTTCCTAATAAAGTTATATCTGATTTATTGGAATCTTTTTTTAAATTATCTTGCTCTTCTTTAACAACATTTCCTATAAAACCTTCCTTTTTTTTATTATATTTATTTGTTTGTAATCTCATTTATATAATAACAATATAAAATTATATTACTAGTTTAATTAATGAATAATAACAAACACAATTTTACAAATAAATATCATAAGTTAAATAACAACGAAATAGAAATCAACGAAATAGAAATCAACGAAATAGAAATCAACGAAATAGTAAATGAAATAATAAATGATATTGAAAACAACAGCGATAGAATTGTCGCAAATAACAATAATATTAGTATAATTAATGGATTCAACGACGAAATTATTGAATGTAGAATATGTTTTGAAGAAGAAACAGATGATAATCCTTTTATTTATCCATGTATGTGTAGAGGAACCAGTAAATATGTTCATAAAACATGTTTAAATGAATGGAGAAATGGAAACGTTCATCAACAAGCATATGATATATGCATGGAATGTCGTTATAGATATAAATATAGTAATTTATATCCATCTGAATATAGTTCAATTATAAACTTGGAAATTGGATTTATATTATTAGCTACAAACTTAATACCGTTATGTTTAATATATCCTGTCGCTCAATATAATAAAATGACTAATAATTCATTTATAAAAATATATGCGGACGACAAAAGTTCTATATTTTACTATATGTCATACCCTCCTGATATAATTGATATTAATAATTACGAAACCTGTTATAATTTGCTTTTATTTAATCAATCATTACTTTTGTTTATTGGTTATCTAATTTATGTTTGCAAAAAAGTGCATAGAAAAAAAGAGTATTTTAAATACTTACGAAAAGGCACCGTTAGTATTGTGGTGTATTTATTTAAATTTATAATTTTATTAAACACTGTAGGAATTTCTTATGGTTGGTTTACTTTTTACACTATTTTTTCTATATTATTTATACCACTCGAGCCATTTATATACTTATTATCAATTAAACAACATAATGATATTATTTTTATGATAGAACATTTAGACAACGAATATGAGTTGAGAAATTATGAATCAGATGAAGACGAACAATTAGACATCGTATAATTGTAATTATTTAAAAATTTATATTATTTGCTTTTGATTGCTGCTTGTCTACATCTCCTTTAGCCGCATCGGAAACTTGTTTTAAACTTTCTACATTTTCTTTATTTTTTTTCTTATTTTCATTAATAGTTGTTTCTAAATCACGAATCTTATTTTTGATTGTTGCATTTTCCTTTTTTAAATTACTTATTTTAATTTTTTGTTTATACAATTCATCTTTTTCACCTTGACTACATTCCATACCTTCTTGCAATTTTGTTGTTATAGTTTGTATTTTCGAGCGTATTGGGTATAACATTTTAAATATTGAAATATCAAGTAACCTACTTATCAAAAGAAGTAATAACAAAAATATTAATAAATAAACTATATAATTGTTTAACATATATCTTATATAGGGAAAATATTTTTAACATGCTTCTGGATGTTTAGCACATGCTTCACTATTATCAATTCCTCTTCCTTCGTTTGCATTTTTTATATTTCTTATACTTGTATCTGTTTTTTTAATACTTTTACTATTACCTTCACTAACACTAAATAAATTAGATATTTTTTTCAAAAGTTTTTTTGTAGTGTATTCCATATCACTTACTGATTTACGATTTTCCTTCATTTTTTGATTAAAACATACGCTTTTTTTAGATTGTTGATTTGGATTACAGGTCATCGCTTCTATTTTTCTTTCTACAAAAGGAAATAAATTATTTGTTAAAATGTGATTGATAATAACAAAAATAAAAAATACAATTAATATAATTACTAGGTTCATATAAACTATATTTAGAAATATTTTCTACAATATAGTTTATTGTTTTATAATGTGTTTGTTTTGCAATACACATTTCAGGTAGAATTAGTATAGAAATATTATATGATTATTACAGCAATAATAAAATGTGTATATTAAATATATACAATGTTAAAATATAAAGACATATCTTGCTGTTCGACCACTTCTAAATCCAAGGTAGAGACCATAAGTTTAATTCCAAATGATTCAGTATATCAAAACGCATGTCCTACAAAAAGTAGAACGAGGGTTGGAGTTATTAAATCAGGACAACAACCTAACAATAATCCATACTCATATTCTTATCGTGAACATTTAAAAAACAAAAGATTCGCAACCTATCATCAAAAATTGCCCAAAGACAAGTCATACATTAATGGTAACACATTAACAAGTAGCACGAGTGGAAATTGTGAATCTACCTGTAATAAAACACATTTTAATCCAAATAATAAAAAGTTCGCGCAACAAGGCGCAGTTACAAGTGGTTCTAGATTGGAACGATTAAAGTTAGATACAATTAGTAACGCAAATACTTGTAGTAACGACCCTACTAAATGTGCAGGTGTATATGTTGGAGACAAACAAAGGTTTATAGGATATAATGAAAATACAGATGTGGATTGTCCACAATACAAAGCAAAACATCGTTCGATAGGTGCATATCCATATAACAAAGGATGTTACCGATTGTAATGTATGGTTGCCTATTAAATTATAATTTATAATTATTAAATTATAATTTATAAAGTATTATTATATATAAACATCATGCTAACTATTAATATTTTTAATAATAAATATGCTCCTAAAAATGAAAATCCTAACAAGATAGTGCAAAATAATAGTTCAATTAATAATACACGAACAAATTGTAATGCTACTCCATTTAGGATGCCATATAATCATGTTAGAAAGGTATCAAATTGTGGAAATTGCGACCCAAATGTAAAAGTCAGTAAAGACCCAATCGCTGCCGCTTCTGGAGATGGATCTTGTTTTTGTTATGACCCGACCATTAAAAATTATTTAAACAAAGATGGCGTTGCACAACATAATTTTATTTTCAATCATTACAATGTTATGTATAAAAGGTCCAAAGTATATGAAAAAAATACACCATCAACTATATATGGCACAACTGATATATCACATGTATATCAATCTACTCCACCGGATACAGGTAATAATAATGTCGAACCATGTTCTAAATTAGTTTATAAGTTTTCAAATCATACAAATCAACGATATGGCGCAACTAGTCAAAAATCTAGAATCGCGCGATTAAAATACAATAATACAACGGCGATGCAGTCGCGATTTTATAGTTTTAGATGTAAAGAAAACTTTAAATGTTTGCAAACAAACGACGCACCCCCTGTGAAGCTTGCCAACGCAGTAACCTGTTTTACTAAAATAAATGGTAATAAAACAGTGTGTGATAAGGTTATAAAGTAAAAAAAGTTCCAAATCAACGGGAACGCTGTGTGTAAATTATATAGTGTTTAGTGTAGATGACCCGCTGAAATAGGGTTGCTTTTAGTAGTAGTTGCTGTATCGTTTGCATCGGGTATAAATCCGTAGTCTTTTAAAATTTGGATAGGCAATTTTGTGATATCGACAACGAATTTGGGAGTAGTAGGATAAAATGCTACTTTTGGAAGGGCGATTCCTAGTTCGCGTAATTTCGCCTGATATTCCGGTGTATGTTGGTCAATAGTTCCGTTTTTAACGAGTTTCATCTTAAATTTCCCGGATCCGTCTGTATAGTCGGCCTTGATTTTAGGTATAAAATGTTTGTATGCTCTGTGATGGCAAAATTGGTAGCATTTCTTACCGCTAGGCCATTCAAATCCACCCATGTTATAACATAGTCCTAGTAGGTCGCTTTCGTGATATGTTAGTCCTATATATTCAGCAGGTTGATAGGATGTCACCTTTGTGATTCTAGTATTGTTAAATTGACTGACCGGGCTTAAGAATATGGATAGACTAGGAGAGTGAGAGATTTCGTGAGGATTTGATTCGCGCCACATAATAATGTGCGGTTGTTTGGTGCAGTCAATATTGATCATGTGTCGCCTTCTGGGGTAATGTTTGTGCATATATTCGGGTCCAATCATTGTGAATTCAGATCCGCCGTGCTTTTCATGATATTCCTTAAGCGGGTTAAGGTCGGCATCGCTCATATCCCAAAATCCAAAGCGCCTGATACCTGTTAATCCAACGATAGTTGCAATGTCGCCTGGAATAAGGCTTATGTTTCCAGTTTCGTCAACCTTAAACAGTTCGTGTGCTTCAATATGAAGGCTTTTTGGTTCGTTTTTAAATTTCGTGCATTTCCTTAGTCGATTTGGCAAATATTTAAGGTTGTCGCCATATAGTGTTTTCATAGTGTTCCTGAAAGTGGGATTGTTTTGAATTAAGGTGTGTATCGGCGTGCCGTATTGATGCAACATGCCTTGTGCATCGTCGCCTGCCTTGCGCTTTTTGTATGTTTTAGGATTTAATTTTTCTTCCATCGTCGGCTCGACGACCTTAAATTCGTCTTTGAATATGGCGTTGGCGGTGTTATAGAACTTTGTATCCTTAATCGCATCATGAAGGAGTGTGTCATCACATTCTAATGCGATTACAGCAACGCCAAATTTATCAAGTGTTTTAAGGATGTCATCTGGGCTATGACACAATACTTTGTGGGTGGGGACTTCAATAGGCTCTTTGTTTTGCATTTTAGTAGTGTTTCGGTGTAGTTGTGAGTAGTGGTGAATTATCAATTGTGGTTAAGATTCGCTGTGTGATGAGTGTGGTTCGTATTGCTTCGATATTGGTTGAACTTTTAAATCAATTTATGATTTGTAATTTGTGATTCGCGATTCATACTTCATAAATTGATTTAAAAACACAACCAATGTTGAAGCAATAAATTAAGTCTATTGTAGTTAACAACAAAGCAACTACATTATGTTATCATTTAAAAACATCAAAAACACCCCCACAACCTTTGAAAAATTGTATGCCGATGCGTTTGATTATGGGTTCTCGTCAGATGATACCGAATCCGCCTTTTGTTTTCAATCGCACAAAATTGCTCGTGTGCTTGATAAAAAAAGCAATATTCTGCAATGTAACTTAAAAATCGATGTCAACAGCGTGTTATATGGTAGAAAACATAGTTTGAACAAACTAGAAGTAGATTACATTGAAGACGAAGTAGTAAGAAAAAAAACAACTACAAGCGCCTATTCATCTAATTTCAACGATTATGTGTCTGACGCGATGGATGAAAACAAAATTGTCGCGGTTTCGTTAGATGTTGAAAACTATTCATATTGTACGGAAGAAAAAGAATATTCCAGCCATGCTATTTTGATGATTTTACTGCCTACCACGCAAAATTCAAAGAAAAAGAAGCACTATAAAGCGGTATGTTTTAACTCACATGGAGGCGCGTTGGAACTAACTGTAACACATAGTAAAAAGGTAAAGGGAGGGTTTAAAGAAACATCCCTTGCTGAACCACTTGATTTTATCATTGTAAAAAAATTGATTTCGTCGTTTGAAATGTATTGTAATAAAAACAAAATAACAAATCAAACAATTGAATATAATTCGACCGCGGCGCACAATTATCAAGGTGTAAATCTTCAAGTATATGACGATCATGGATGCTGCTTTATTTATCCAATACTATTTAGTTTAGTGTTTTACTTACAAGCCAAACCAACTCGTAAGAAAAACACCAGTAGTTCAATTGCGATGATAGAAAACGGGGAAATAGACTTATTTGTATACAAGTGTTTGGCTGAAATAGATGAACGCATACATAAACATATTGAGGCTTATAATAATAGCGAAGATTGCGACTTAGATGATTTAGAAGACATGGTAGACGAACATTTAGATATATGTAAAGATGACTTCATCAAATGTATGATGACAAAAGTGTTTCAGTTTGTACGACAGCCGTTTTGGGAGAGAAAGTAATTACTAGTTTAATACATTAAAATACAAAGATTATTATCTTTTTTTTTGTTAAATAGAAATGGAAGGGCTACAAAGTAAAACAAATAAACAAGCGGGTAGTAAACAGGATAAATCATTTAAAACAACCATTAGTTGTTCTGAAAGTATGTGCGATGAAAACGGACAAGTCATTCCCAATGGAAATTATTACTTTACAGTTACAGAGCACGACGATACTTACTGTAAAGGTTCATTAACATCAAAGGGAGAGTATGGAGATTTTGTATTTAAAAACATCGATGTTATAAAAATGATGTCAATAGCGCAGTCAAGACTGGCAAGACGTGCTGGGTTGGTGGAAAATGGAATGCCAAATTATCAATCCCCACCTATCTCTCCCGAAAATCACCAACTAAAACAATTAAATCAAGAAGATGTGGTATATAATTATTTTTATACACCCGATCAATGTTCTATTTGTTTAAACATGATATCACAAGAAAAAAAACGATTAAATTGCGACCACTGCTTTCATAATAATTGTATATTAAAATGGTTGACACATGATAATAGGTGTCCTATATGTAGAAAAATAGAACCATTGCAAGAAAAAACAACACCGAGTAATCATACACATCTACCCAACAGTGTTTATAGACATCGCACGTCATCTTATTCGCATCCAACTCAACAAACTACAAATACAAATACAAATACAAATACAAATACAACCGGGCAAAATTTACCTAACATCAATTTAAGACGACGCTATAATAATTACATCGTACCTTTAAATAATTATGTAGATCCAAACGCACCGTATCGCGTTCATAAATAATCACAATATTTAGCATTTTGTGGTAATAAATAAAATCATAAATAAAAAACTAGTCAATTTATATATTTTATTAATACATATAAAATATATAATACAACATACAGAATGAAGTTATTTAATAATATAAATACACAACACATTAAAAAGGCATTATTTATACTGGTAGTATACATTATTTACATAGGGTTATTTAATGGGTATAATCCATATTTACCATCTCTCCCTTTTTATCCAAATAATGAAATGGAATTGCTTGAAGTAGAAAAAGCAGTTGCGAATAGAACACCAACCGATGTTGCGTTTTTTCATAAAACAAATAAATCAGTGGTGGAAGCATTTGTGCATCATGTACCGGAGACTCGCGAACAACTTACAATAATAGAAACAAAACAAACTCATATCATATTATTTTTTAAATATCTTATCAATCGAAGAAGACCCTATCAATTAAACCCTGATTTAAATATTATAAATATAAATACAGCACAAACACCTGCTTTTCCAGCCGGACACGCATATCAAGCTCAACTATTAGCAAAAACACTTTCAAAAAGATATCCAGAAAAAACACAGTTATTATATGATATTGCTTTACAATGTGATTATTGTAGAATTAAAGCGGGAATTCATTACCCATCGGATGGTGAATTCGCAAGAAAATTAGTAGAATGGTTTAACTAATCACTCCATTTTATATGATTTACATTTTTACAATAGTTTTTATATAATTCGGATTCGTTTCTAGCACTTTTACATTGACTTTTATAATATTGAGTTTCCTTTTTTACAACACTTACTCTATGTTTTAATTGTTCTACTTTAGTTAGTAGCTTTTCAATCAAAATATTTTGCTGTTGAATAATTTCAATATGCGATTTTAAGTTAGGGTTTGTAATGTTTTCCATTAATAATATTATTAGTAAATTACTATTTAATATTATTATTTTCAGCTTTTATTTGTTAAAAAAATGTTAGTATATGCGTAGTTATTATTATATGGTATTCTATGTTCAATACACCATGTCATACATTTTTTTATATTGTGATTTTTCATAATTTCCACCTTGTCTTTTGATTTATCCTTGTAATAAATCAGTTTAATAGTATTTAAAATGTTGTCGATTTGCTGTTGAGTAAATATTGTGTTTATTTCATTTAACTTACTAATATAATATGTATTTAACTCAACATTTAATATATTTGTTATTTCATATTTATCAAAATCAATGGTATCTAATACATGCAGTATATCATGAAATCGATTGTATATAGAAGATGTATCACTAAATTTAAAATATTTACATACCAAATATTTCTCACTATTAGCATGACGACTTGTATTTGGTTTAACTATATACACCTTTTTATAAAAGCAATTCAATAAGTATATTAATTGAGATGTGCTTTTAAGAAATATGTCGAAGATTTTCAAAATAAACACACCGTTATATTTCTGCATAACTATCGCATACGCAACTTGTGTAAAAAGAAGACGGAACGCGTTGTTTTCTTGTTTGTTGAAATCACCTGAAAAATCAAACCCACCATCTCCAGTAATTATATTCATATCGTTTTTATACATTTCCGCCATGTATTTATAATTTGCAACACTATATAAATTACCTGTATTGGTAGCGCCGTTTTCAATTACAATATTTTTATATTTTTTAAATAAGTGTTCGCTTTTTTTCCAACCGGGTATATTATGGTCTCCGTCATTTATTAATGTAGTGCCATAATATGTATCACATGGATTTCGTCGCATATATGCGGTTGCTTCAATAAATCCACCCGGACCTTCTGCCAAATGAAAACTTTTTAAACTATTATAGCTACTTAATATATTAAAATGTTTGTATATCTCGATTAATTTATAAAACGCACGAGATACAGGCTTTTCCTTGGCAACTGAATAATTTGCAAATGGTAAAGAACTATGTATAAATTCATATGGATTTGTATATCGTTTCATAATGTCCCAATCTTTATAATTGTCATCAATTAGTTTTTTTGAATTATTTAAATATTTATGTAACGACTTGCTTAAATAAATGGGAAATGATGTTTCATTATTTTCAGCACTATTTATAAATTTTATCTTAATATCACTGGACTTTAAAATGTGGTTACAATCGGGTAATAAATAATATAACATATATGTATTCTATATTATTTATTAGTGTAATTTTATATTAGTTTATCTTATTTTATATTTTTTATCTTATTTTATCTTATTTTATCTTATTTTATCTTATTTTATCTTATTTTATCTTATTTTATCTTATTTTATATTTTTTATCTTATTTTATCTTATTTTATATTTTTTATCTTATTTTATATTCTTTACAATATTTTTAATATAAAAATGAGATTATATTATGTGTATGTTATATTAATAATTTATTAATAATTTGTTGTTAATTATTTTAATTTTATCTTGCGTTTGAGCTTTACCACCCCGCGCTTAACTACCTTTAATTCTGCCTTCATTTTTCTTAATTTTTGCTGACTTTGTATAGATACATCATTTGCCTTTTCCATTTGTATTTTAAATACATTACTAGCATCTACATTTCGCACCTTTTTAAATATAAAGTAATTGTTTAAGAACGATACCTTTTTTTCATAATCACTCATTTCTAGTGCTGTACCTATTTTTTTAACATGCAACTTTTTTTTATCTACATGATTTTGCATTTTAGCAAATAACCGTTGAAACGAGTCAATACCAGTAAATACACCAAATTCTTTACATTCTGTAGGTCCAATTACTTCAAATCCATATAATTGTAATACTTCTTTAAAATAATCAAAGTTCACCAGATATTCTGGAAACATTTTATTAATGGATTCTTGATATACATCGACTCTTAATCCAACGCCATTCATATCGGATGGAAAAGTTTCATTGGCATACATTTTTTTTATTTCCCATACTTTTTCACCTTCTTCAACTATAAACTCGCTTTCTTGATAGGATTTACCTTGTAACATATTAAATACTTTTCTACCATCATAACAAGTTCCTACGAAATACCCGTTTATCTTACAATTTTCAGATATATTTCTAAGATACTCATTTAATATTTCAATATTTTCAAAGAAGTAATGGGTTGAAAACATATTAGATACTATATCAAATCCATCACGACCAATACCGTGGTTTTGATATGCTACTTTACCCAATATACCTTGATCTTTACTACCTTGTCCTACAACTGCCTTCATTAATAATTTACTTTTTGCGTCTATCACACCATCTCCATTGCGCAAGTTCATACCACTATTGCCATTAATAAACAAACATGTCGGTGCATTTTTATACTTGCCTTTATATGTTAAATATCGGGCACAAGCACCATCTTTTCTATTTTCTAGATTCATCTTCGACAAATCAATACCTAACACAAAGTTTAAATTGCCTTGATGCCATTTATATAAATCACCACCTCTACCAACCGACATATCAATAAGCGTTTCTTTGTTTTTACAAGCATTTGTTAATAACAAGTATTTTACATATTTATTGTGAAAATCACGCAAACCTTGTGTGGTAGTTGTTTTATTGGTTTGTTTATAATACACTTCATTATTTTCCAAATCAAATTCTCCTTCACCACTCATCATTTTCTGCGTAATAGGATTATGAATGGATTTCCATACGCCATTCGCTACATGATATGCGTTTCCATAATTAGGATTACCGCTTCGATAATCTGCTGTTTTATCGTGTCTAACTCGAATAGGCACCCATTGAGCATACTTATCATTTTCTTTCACATATTTAAATTCTACTATGGTTTTGTCTTCAAATGTTTCGCTTTTATCTTCAATAAACATTTCTCCACTAACAAGTGGTATATTACATAAGTGAACATCGAAATCCGGACTGGGTTCTGTAGGAAAGAATGGAACTGGCTTATAAGTTTCTTCATCATACCGAATTGGTTCTGGATAATTACCATCGATTACATCTTGACATGGATTTACAAACCCATGCTGACTAATATTAAACCCAACTCTTAATTCGATTGTTTTATATTGCATTATACTTGTGCCAGAAGTCATATTATTTCCATCTTGAAACAAATGATTTATGTTGTCTTTACCTGTTTCTGTTTTTTTGGTAATAACCAAGAAATCAACGGTATTGAATTCAGGTGGTTTCCATTTAAAACTATGTTTCCATGTTTTTTTGTGCTCTAATACTCCTAACTTACTGCTGCCAACTGATTTATCAATTGGAGTAAATATAAGACCGTCTGTTTCATACTCAAACATAGTTCCATTTTCCATACCCAATAACAACTTTTTACATGATTGAAATATACTTATGGATTTGTTTTTATCATAAATATTTGAATAAAAGGTTTTTGCTTTTATTTTCATAGACGGCGTTTTGTCTTTTATAATTGACAATATATCCATTTTTTTTACAACCTCTTTTAATAACCTTAATCTTGAAATTCCTTTATCATATTTCGTATCATCAAATATAAGATTATCTATGTATTCAAGTGGATAATACCTTACATCTTCTTTATTTTTAAAGTAAATATCAAAACACATATACAAATTTAAGAAGTGTCCATGTTTATCATGCACAACATGTTCGCCATCCAATACACTATTGTAATACGCATTATCTTTTGTTAATAACCCTGTAAATTGAATATTCATATTGATGTCAATCATATATATTTTTCCTTTTTGCCCAATATACAACAGTTTTCTGATACCATCCGCCTTATCCGTTACCGTATAAGGGGTATGGATATTAGGAATGTTTAAATCGGTTATGTTTGGTGCTGCGTTTTCCATTTCCAATGTTATTGAAGAAGGACCTATGAAATTTTTTCTATTTTTTCTCATTTTATGACCTCTATTATCATTTGCAAACAACGACTCGTTTTTACTATTACCGGTCATTTTTACGAAATTATATAAAACGGCTTTTTGTTCCGTATAAGAGATCGGGAAATTGGTTTGTTGTAATCCAGATAAAACCAGTTTTATAACACTATTTAACTGTTTTTTTAAGTCTAAATGCGTCATTGATTTGGCATATGGGTTTACTAATTCGATTTCGATTTCATATTGTTCTTCGTTTTTAAAGACATGGGATTTTTGTATTGTAGATTCAGGTATGTATTTTCTATTTCTATAATCCCATTTTGAAGTTTTAACGATACTTAAGTCAAATTTAAGTGGATTACCGATTCCTTGTTTTTCAAATGTAAATCGTTTTATCAATCGGTATGTTTTTTTTGTGCTGTTCCAAGTATCTAACATTCGTCTAACTAAAGGATGTGAATAAGTCATTTTTGTTTCTGTTTTGTAATTTACACGAAATTCAAAATCCATACTGTCTAGCGGAGTAACTCTTTCACCACCAGTCGTTTGTTTTGCTTTTTTTTGTATAAAAGTTATGTAAGGTTCCGGTATCTCTAAATTAAACACATTTTTTAAACAATATTTTTTGATATTCATTAATCCTTTTATTTCAGTTCTAATATTGGACGTCCGAAGTAGACCGGTTTGTTCATCTAAAAATTCATTTTGTATATTTAAATGATATTGGCCATTGGGAAATTGACATGCATAATTATTTAATTTAAGTTTTTTTATAACATTATCAAAATGTGTGCGCGTAATTTTATTTGAGCGATTTGTTCCAAAACGCAATTCTAACTCATCTGTTTGATCTTTTGATAGTGTATACTTTTTTAAATATTCAGTGAAACTGGTTGAAAAGGTTGGTTCGCTCATTAATATATATAAAATATATATAAATTTTAATATAAATTTGTTATTAAAATAATAATAATAAATTTATCATATCAATTTTACATACTCACATAACCATACAAATATACAACCATACAACCATACACCCATACAAATATACAAATATACAACCATACAACTACATAACGTGTTGTTTAATTTTTTCATATAATTCGTTTTTCGTATAACTTTTCGTTTCATTTTTCATTGTATCAATATTCATCAACTTACATATTTCTTTTATTTCCCCTACTTTATAACTACCAACCGCCCGTAACGGTTTAGTGATAGATTCGATGACCCATTTATTTTTTTTAAATGATTCTATGTTATCTTTGGTTATCTTTTCTTTAACATATAGCCCATACTTATTATTTCTTTTATTAATCATAATATATTCTGTATTGAAATCATCGATATATTCATAATACATATAGTTGTCAATGTAAATAACATTGTATTTATGCACCAAACAAATAAAAACAAACAAACCAAGTCCAATTCCATCATCATCTAACAAACACTCCTCTAACTTAGTTCTATTTAATTTCAATGACTTAAGTAATAATTTATTGTTTCTGATACAACTAACATATTCAAACTTTCTATTAATTTCATAGTTATATAAATTATTTTTATTGATTTCATACTCTTGAACACCATAATGATGTGAAATCCAGCACCAAAACAAAGTATCTTTACATTCCAATGGTGGATAATAATAATCAGCTTTTCTTTTTGTTATTATGACATCAGGTTCTGGCTGGTTTACACGCGGCGGAGTCTCCACAATACATACATTATCAATTATATTTTTATTTGTTAGCGAATATTTATTAAGTTTCATCAATAAATCTTCTATATCGTGTTGCGATGTTAAATTCGTATTGTGATGCTGCGTTCTATTCTGGTCGCGCTTATGTGAATTGTGCTGATTTGAATTGTGCTGATTTGAATTGTGCTGATTTGAATTGTGCTGATTTGAATTGTACTGATTTGAATTGTATTTCTTATGGAAGCGTGTGTTTGATGGCATGTCGTGATAAATTATATATTGAAATGGGTTTATGTTGTTTTGTTAAAATATTCCTTTTCAAACCCTTCTTGTGCGGTTTCAATCGTAGATAATATTTTCTCTTGTTCATCTATGTATTTTAAATATTTTTCAATCTCATCTACCACACGATTGGGTAATTTATTTAAAGATAAAAAAATACCGTTGTTATTTTCTGAAAAATTAATGTCATGTTTAATAATTATTTCCAATATTTTTTCATGATGCTCTGAACTTTTAGTATCAATAACCTTTTTTAATTGTTTTAGTTTTTCCACCGAATACTTTACATTTTCAATTGGCGCGGGTGTAGCCGTTTCTGCAATATTCATACTAATCATATAATCTTAAAAGTAAAAAAATGTTTATATTATTTTAATATTTACAATTATTTGTGATGACGTCTTTTAACGATATACAGCCGGGTTAACGATTTACCGTGTGTTTTAATTATTTTACATTTTTTTTTGTATGCGTCCGCTTATTTTTTTTAGTTCCATGCAATTCACCAATTATAGATATATTTTCATCATTTAATTTATATCGTATACCAATAACCTTTGCCACTATGGTATCTCCTTCTTTTACCTTATTAAACTCTTCATTTTTTAAATTATTTTCTCTAGCAATAAACATTACTAGCGGAGTTTCATCTTCTTTATAGTAAACACATCGAATACCGGCTCGCGTAACATTTTTTACAGCACATTTTATTTTCATGTTTTCTACTGGATGACATACTAAACATTCAAACGATACATCAAATACAATTGTATTACCTTGTATATTGCCGGAACTATGTGATATAATACTTATTGAATTTGTTTTAATATAACCTTCTTTACAACATTTACCTTCGTATTCTTCTTTCAACAAAGTAAGTATATGATCTTTTAAATAACTATTTATGTGTTTAAAATCGACATGTATCTTTCTTACCAAGATTGCTTTAATATAAATCGAGCCTTTTTTTATTGTTTTTGAAGGATTCATTATATAGTATCAATACAAATTTTTATATTAATACTGTAATAATATTATTAATTCAATTTATTAATTGAATTAATTAATTAGTGACATTAATCAAAAAGGCGGTATTACCATCTTTGTCTAATTTACCGGATTTTTCATCTGGTAAACTGGGGAGCAACGATACATCATATAAAATACTTTCCAGTAAAGTATAGTTGTATTTTTCACCGTATTTATATGTTAAATGATATGAATACATCATTATTGTATTACAAATATCTTTTGCCGTATATTTTTTATCATCTTTCTTTGTTATTTTTTCTTTACTACTTTCTTTGTTTAAATATTCCGTTAAAATGGCTTCTAATTGTTCCATAATTTTCTGCAATTTTGATTTTTCTTGGCCCACACTACATTGTTTTCCAGTACTTTTTGTTTTCTCTCCCAATTCTTTTATTTTACTAACCACACGCCCGTTTTTAAATTTATTGTAAAAATGAATGTTTTTTTCTTTACCTGGAATAACCCATTTACTTTTCCAATCAACAACCTTATACCTTTTGATCAAAAGCTTGGTTAATGCGGTGATTTCTGTTGTATTTTCAACCCATTTATCTTTTTTCTGCTCTACATAAAAACTGTAGCTTCTTAATGTATTTGTTTCATTTGGAATTGCTAAAACATATTTATCATCTTTTTTACCAATACTATATCTGTCAAAATAGTTATTAATTATATTTTTAACTTCAACATTACTTATCGAGTTGTATGATTTTAATATTCTTTTTTTAGATTGATACGGTAATTCTTCTATGTAATGATATATAACATACCTAATCATATATTTTTTATCAATACCTAATTGTTTGTTTATACTAGAGATTACCTTTTTATATCCTTGCATTTCTATTTTGTTTAAAGGTGGTGTCGATAAATCAGCATCCGTTAAAAAATCATATATTTTCTCAATCTCTTCTAATATTGAAGTATCATTTTCCTTTTTTTTATATACCATTTTAGGTATGCTCATCGTAATTTTATCATTTTCATATTCAACCGGTGTTTTTCTATTAAATAACGATATTTGCTTATTATACAATTCAATTGGTTGATACATATAATAATCACCAATATTTACCAATTTACCTTGTCTTCCAAGAAGGTCTTTAATGAATTCGTTTTCATTATTAATAAGCATGTCAAGCGCAATATAAATTTCCTCATCTGAATACTTTTTGTATTGATTAATTAACAAAAACAATTGTCGTTTATGCAATACATAATTGTTTGAAAAAATAAAGCGTATTTTCTTAAGCAAGACATCTAAATTTAACACTATAAAATAATCGTTGTATGTTGATTTATCTGATGCCGATTCATTAAATTCACCATCGTTATCTAACAAACAAGTATAATTACATTTACCTACTTCACACGCAAAACTATAGTCTTTTGCCCTAACATCAAAATCTTTAATTGTTGTTCCACTTGATAATTCTATTTCAACATTGTTTTCATACTGATTTAATTGTTGCTTGTTTAACACACAGTCTATTGCGTTTTGCTTAAGGATTTCTGCTATTTCATTTATTTTCATTGCCTTTCTTTCTGCTAGACGATACATATACATATCTATCGCCTCTGTTTTGTTTTCATCGTTAAGTTGCGTTCCATACAAAAATATTTCTACATTTCTTTCATTAAAAGGTAGCGCACAATGACTTAAATTACGCACCGCACGTCCAATTGTTTGGTTTGTTCTATTTAAATTATACCATGGTTCCATTAAATGCATTTGTCTTATATTTTTAAAATCCAATCCTTCTGAACCTGCTCTTGAAATAATGACTACTTTTACTTCTTGTCCATATTTGTTATTGCGACCGGTAACTTGATTAAGTTCCAATTTATTATTGGGAGAGATAGTTGGGTCGCCCGTTATCATTGCGTATTTTCCAAAAAACCCCTTACCGTTGCGATGTTTAAACTTTAATCGTTTAGTAGATGGTTTGGTTTTAAACAAATTATTACCACTTGAACGATCAAAGCCAATTTCTTCAAGTGCCAATGCCAAAGGAACACAACCACCTTCTATAAACTGTGAATAAATCATCACAATTCCTTTCGATTTCTTTACTTCAGATAAAATTGTGTGTATTTTTTTACTATAAGTTTTAATTTTTTCTTCTGAAAATATTCTACCAAACTGACTTAGCGTAGCATCTCGATATTGATAATCTTTTTTACTTTTTCCTCGTTTCATTAATCGCATCAATCCATCACTTCCATACATTTTTTCAATAGAGGCAGCTGTAATTTTAGAAACACCTTCCAGTGCTTCAGTTGGATAAACCATGTTTAGTATTTGCAACGGTCCATCAATAATAGTATACTGTATTCCTTCATTTTTCTTTTTTAAAATAGGATTATCCGATTTTAATTTTTCAATAAGAACATTATATGCTTTTTCTTGTATTGTTCCTCCAATGTTTGTAATAAACAAATCTAAATGTTGTATAGGAATATCTATCTTTAAATCATTTATTTGATGAGATGGATAAGACCAACTTTTATTTTTGCTTAATATTTTCAATGATTCATCTCTCCCACTTGTTTCCGGTAAAATGTGGAAAGGAAACATGAATGGATTGTTTCCCTTTACATAACTAAAATATCCCGTGCTTTTTTGTATTAATAACTCTTTGCCTACTTCTTTACCAGATTTATCGACGCGTAAGTTGCCTTTTTTATCAAACAAATCCTTTTCTTTTAACATATACCGACCATCGTTTAAATTCATTAAATTTAACAACCACACAATCTCTCGATGATCATTATACATAGGTGTAGCAGTCAATAATATAAGTTTGGTATTTTTCGCGTATTTAACTAAATTTAAAAAATGCTCGGATGTTCGTTTCATAATATCGCCGGTTCTAATGTTATGAACTTCATCAATTACTATAACACGATTGGAAAATTCACTTTCAATAATTTCAATCTTTGATTTATCCGTTAAATCTTTGTCTGTTAACCGTATTGCTGCTTTTTTTATAATATTTGTAATGTAATTTGAAAACTTTTCATAGCCCATAAACTGGTACCAATTTTTTATAATTTTATTAATTTGCTTAATCACTTTTTCACGAGGAATGTTTTTAGTAAACATAGGGTTTATTTCTTCTATAAACTTATTGCCAGTGCATGCCTTAATATTCCAATACCCATCTATTTTTTCCAGCTTTCTAGGATCAAACAACTGTAATTTATAATTTTCTTGGACGACTGGACTTGCTATAATAACGATTTTTTTATTATATCCCATTAATTTCATATATTTTCTAGTTTCCTCGCATATTGAAATAGAAGAACATGTTTTACCGGTTCCTAATCCATGATATAAAAGCAAACTATTGTATGGTGTTTCAAATGATAAAAAGTTTCTTACAAACTGTTGATGATTGGATAATTCAAAATCAGTTGCTGCACATAATTTATCAGAGATTGCTTCTATATTTTTATAATCTTCTTTGGAATATCCGTTTATTTTTGTAGTTGAAAATTCACGCTTTAATGTTATTTTTTTATTAAAGTCACCTGACTCAATATGTGGATATAGATTTTCTTCCATTATTAATATAATATAATATTAGATTAAACTATTAAAATCATAACATATTATGTCGCAACCATAATATATTATACATCATCGTAGTGTTCTGTTAACACCTCATTTACCTTTTTAAAAATATCAATTAATTCACTATTATACGGTCGTATATGTTTTAAAGCTTTTTCATAAGTCATCCACTTCATATTACTAATTTCAGTTTTCTGAAAATTATGCGAATTATCAAAATCTTTCATATAAGCTAAATAATACTTATGTTTATACGACTTGTAATTTGAACCCATAAATGTTTCTTCGTATGGAATTACATTTAGTATTATGTCTATTTTTGTATGTGATATACCTGTTTCTTCTTCAAATTCTCGTTTACCACAATCTACATCCGATTCATGATATTCCCGCCTTCCCTTTGGAAATCCCCATTCTGGTTCAGTCCATGTAGTTGTGCTTTTTTCAATTAATTGTCGTAGTTTATAATATTCCGAATCATAGTTATTAACACCATCCATGATATGATTAAATTTTGATTTGGAAATCTTACCTTCTGTTGAATATTTTGAATTTACAAAATCACCCCATAACTCATACCATAATTCGTCAAATGATTTAGTTAATAAATTGTTTTTTTCCTGTATTGTCATTTCATCAATTAAATTAATGATATATGATTTAAAATACATGGGATACTTTCCTCTCATAAATTCAATATACCCCAATGTATCCTTTCTACAAATTAATAAATATTCTATTTTATGATTGCGCTTTCTAAAACAAATAATCCCAGAACTAGTGATTGGTTTTTTACACGATCTGAAATGATGTCCCATTTTTCCACAATTAGTACAAAACACATTTTTTATTTGATTTACATTTACTTTATTAACTATATTCATAACTTCTATATGTAAAAATAAAATTATTTTTATATCATTTCCTATATAAATGAGTTTTAATAAGGAAGTATGGATGCCTTATATTCATTTTACAATGCAGACAATCGCTTTAAATTATCCAAATCATCCAAATGATGTTGCGAAAAAAAAATATTATGATTTTATTCAAAACTTACCACTTTTTATACCAATGAAGCCATTTGGCAACGATTTCATTAAATTAATAGATGATTATCCAGTGACACCTTATTTAGATTCTAGATTGTCGTTTATGAAATGGGTTAACTACATATTTAATAAAATATACAAACAAAACAATATGAAAACAGACGATTTACAAACTGCTTTAGAAAAATATTATGATAAATATAAACCTTCCAAAGAACAAGACAAAGATTATTACAAACTAAAAAAGAAAATGATACAAATAGGTGTTGTATTAAGTGTAATTGCCGTGATTACTTATTTGTATAAAAAGTAAACTATTCTAATTTAATTAATTTTGGGTATGATTCATGTTTATGATTCATGTTTATGATTCATGTTTATGATTCATGTTTATGGTTATGTTTATATTTATATTTATATTTATATTTATATAATGGGAATAGAAAAATGGGTTTTTATTTTAACCATTTTATTAATAGTTGATACTTATCATGATGGGGCTTATTCTAAATGGTTTTTAACACAGAAAAAATATTTTAAAATTGCCAGTATTGGGTTTATTGGGTTAAGTTTGTATGTTTTTATTAAAAAATATCCGATTTCTTCACAAAAATTACTATTGCACGGCTCCAATGTAATTCGATATTTACCAATCGATCATAACACACGAGATATGATTACCCCTATATTTGATTTAACGAATTCCAATAAAATAATTGAAAATTTAACAAGCACACCACAACAAAAGCGAATGATAAACTCTGGGTTTGGAACTAATAAACGCAGTGTAAGTGAAACTAAGAAAAAATATGTAGCATCACAGCAAAATTGGATGTGTCAATATTGTGGAGAACAATTAGATGCAACATTTGAGGTAGATCACCAGGTTGATTTACAATATGGTGGCTCAAATCATGTAAGTAATTTAGCGGCGGTGTGTAGAAAATGCCACGCACAAAAAGGTATGATGAATAAGTTACAGTGAACCGGTATTTTATATATTATTTAATATAAATAATATATAAAATATATAAATACAATGTCTAGTAATAATGATAAAAAATATAATGAAATGATGAAAAATGAAGAAAAACTACAACAAAAAAAAACTACAGGTATTATTGTAGGTGTTATATCGGGCGTTGTTTTGCTTGTTCTTTTATATAGATATGGTTTTTCAACAGTAAAAAATAAACTATTTGAAACAATTCAAAGAGTGTGGAATTTTTTAGAAATTGTAATAAAAAGTATTCCAGGAAAGATTCGTGAAAAACTACACACTACTAATAGATTAACTTCTGTTATGGCACTTTTTGCTTTAACCGTGGGTGGATTTTTAATTTACACAATTGTAAATATGGCAAATAACCCGTATAGTGAATGGAATACACCCGCAATGTGGACAATAGGAATATTAAGTGTATTGGTTGGTATATTTTTTAGAATACGATATACAAATTCAGAAAAGTTTACTGGTGACAGTAGCACATTTGGTAGCCAACTCAACAGTATATTAGAGATAATTAAAAGCAACTCTAAGACTGCTGCAGTTATATCGTCAATTATACTGGCAATTATAATATTTGCGTTGATTACATTATCAAGTGATAAGGCATTTATAACTTCATCTTCGTTTGTATTTGGATTTATATTGATAGGAATAATGTTCGCAGCATACGCACTTATAACAAATAGTGAATTTTACGAAAAAATAAAACAATTTCAACCATTCCACTTGATATTTAATTTGATATTTATTATCCCATGTATTGTTGTTCCTATTATAAATACAATATCTCAGCAAATTAAAAACACTCCTTATTTTGTTTATATTGTATTACTGATTGAAATCGCAATTATTGCTTTGTATTTTTTAATTCCATTTACAGAACGACGGTTTTACTTTAGTTTAAGTAATAAAAAAACAAATAGCGAAGACTTAAACGAAATATTAGAAATGAATCGTAAAGAAAAAGAACGACTAACAAGTAGTGTGTTTAATTTAAAAAAAGGTTTATTTAAAAGATCGTCTCGTCCAAATGTTAAATTTATGAATGCACAAGGTGTAAATGATACTTGGGAAGAATTGTTTAGGTTGTATAGTGAAAATGAATCAAATGAAGTTGTAAAAAGTCGTTTAATAGAACTAGAATTATGCACTAATGATCCATCTACTGATTGCGACGAACACATTGAATATATAAAAACTACACAGAAAGCAATCATAGAATTAGAACAAAAAATAAAAACTATTAAAACAGAAATAGCTCCAGAAGAAGATTTGGGCTTGGCTGGTGAAGGCGATGATTATGATATAAAAGAAATAAAAGACGGTATTGTGTTAAAAATGGCGCCCGTTTCTTTAAAAACCGTTACTACACCAACCACAATGGAATCTGTTAATTTATTTACCAACGTGGCCAATCAACCTAATTATTCATATAGTTTATCGTTTTGGATATTTATGCACGCGCAATTAGGCAGTGTTAAGGAATGTAATAATGTAATTGATTTTGATGGGCGACCTCAAATACTTTATTGTCCGGTATATAAAAAAATACCTGTAAATTCAGTTGTTAAATATATGCCACCAACAACAACAAGCGCGAAACCAAAAGCAATCGATGCGACAGTTGTTAAAGTTACACAATTAGGAAATAGAACCTACATTTACGATTTGCAAGATGTTATTAAAACAGACGATGAAGGTAAATTAATCAAATATATAAACATACACGACTCGAAAATTAAGTATGATTATCCATATAGTGTTTTAAAATTAAAATTAGGAAGTGATCCAAAAACCAGCAAAGAATACGTTATGCCTAATTTAAAAATGCAAAAATGGAACAATATTGTAATAAACTTTATAGACGGAACATATGATTTGTTTGTAAACGGTACTCTTGTGAATAGTTTTCAAGGAGTGATGGAAGAATTTGAGTATAAATCAATAAATATAGGAGAAGATGGTGGCTCAAGTGGTGGTATAGCAAATATTGTTTACTATAAAAACTATTTAACAAAACATAAAATATTAACAAATTACAATTTATTAAAAAATAAAAACCCACCCGTTATAGGTGATTTGCTAAAATATTAAATTTACAACTATTAATTATAATTTACAACTATTAATTATAAATTACAACTATTAATTATAAATTACAACTATTAATTATAAATTACAACTATTAATTATAAATTACAACTATTAATTATAATTTTCTAACTATTAATTATATTATGGACATCAAAAAAATCATTTTTGGAGCAGTTATACTAGTAATATTATATATATTTTACACAACGGTATTTTCAGATAAAAGTAAAAGTAGTTTGGTTAAAATGCATAGCGCATTAGACAATGAAGACACTATACAACACACCAGTTTATATGGAAGTGGAAGCACCGACTATACTTATAGTTTTTGGATTTACATAAATGATTATAATCAAAACTATGGCGAAAAAAAGATGATATTAGAGCGTAAATATTCGCAGACCGCCCAAGGTGTATATTATTTTCCGCAAATATATTTAGGAGAAAATCAAAATGATATTCATTTTAAAATATCAAAACCTGGTGCACCAGTAACCGCTCCATCAGAAGAAGAGTGCGGTAAGAAGAATATGGATTTTGATGTTCCGAGTAGCAAGTGTGTAATTCGTCATCATGAAATTGTGGTTCAAAATATCCCATTGCAAAAATGGAGTCATGTTATCATGACTAAATCTGGTTCAACTATTGACATTTACATTGATGGTAAATTAGTTAAAACAAGTATAATGGATGGCACCGCACATAAACCGGATGCAGATGCACCTATTACTTTAACGGGAAAAATAGAAGAAACAACTGCAACAACACCAACAACAACAAAAGGGTTTGCTGGATATTTATCGAAGGTATTATATCAAGCCGGAGCAGTAAATACCCGAGAAGCATACCAAATGTATAAAGAAGGCTATGGTCAAGGTGGAATTGGAAGTTTTTTCAACCGTTTTAAACTAAAATTTGCTTTTATGCAAGACAATCAAGAAAAAAGTAGTTTCATTTTATAAGTAGTAGTTTGCTTTCTATGATAATTTTATAATTAATTTATAATTAATTTATATAATTAATGTGGCTATTAATATCGACGATTTTAATTAGTTTAATTTATGTGAAGGCGGGTTTTAGTAAAATCAACAACTTCACACGAACTGTTAAAGGATTAAAAGAAATGTTTCCTGTAAAAACATTGCCAAATAAATTTTATGAATTAGCAATTTTATTAGTTATTATAATCGAAATTGTAGCGCCATTGATATTAATATTATCTAATTTTGTTCCAGTATTATTTAATGCTGCTCGTATTGCTATTTATTCTTTAATTATTTTTACTATTTTGGCAACACTTTTATATCACAGCAAGGAAGGTTTAATGAAACTAATATTTGATAAAAATTTAGCGATAATAGGTGGCTTAATGGCAATGTCTACTTTGTATTAATTTATTATTATCTTTATTTCTTATAATACTATATAAATATGAATACGAATCCTCCAAACCCAATGCAAAATATAAATATAGGCCAACAAATGGAACGAGCTAGAGACGCCGCACAAAATACAGGAGAAGCGGTTGCGCAAACCTTTACATCGGTTACTGGAAATTTAAAACAAACAACCGATGATTTATTTGATTCATTTAGAAATAATAGATATGTATCTGGAACCGCTGATTTTCTAGAATCTAATTCAGCCATAGCGAAAATCGCTTTTTTACTTATGATTTTAATATTATTTACTTTTGTTTTAAGATTAGGCACCACATTACTTCAACGCATATATTCTCCTTCCCCTGATCCATTTTTAATTAAAGGTATGAAAAGAGGTAATCAACCGTCAATGATACTACAAAACACAAAGTTTGATGAATCAATTACATTAATGCGATCTAAAAACGAAGATGGAGGTGTTGAATTTACTTGGAATACTTGGTTGTTTTTAGAGACGGTCGATGACAAGTATCAAAACATATTTCACAAGGGAGATAAAAATGCCACACCTGATAACATTGATAATATTATAAATAATGGACCAGGTGTATATGTTCGCAAAAACAACGACCAAGCTGAATTAAGAATTTTAATGAGCACATTTGATAATCCTAGAGGAGCAGACATCTCAATTCCTAACATTCCTATTCAAAAATGGTTAAATTTAACAATCCGCGTTAAACATAAGCACCTGGACATTTATATTAACAATAATATTGTTCATAGACATATATTTGAAGGTTCTCCACCAAAGCAAAATTATGGTAATGTATATGTGTCATCGCAAGGTGGATTTAGTGGGTTAATATCAAATCTTCGCTATTTTAGTCGTGCAATTACAGGTATTGAAGTTGGAAATATTGTAAAACAAGGACCCAATCTTCAATCGGCCGGTGACGATGCTTTAGCTACAAATCCTCCATACCTTTCTATGCGTTGGTATTTACCCAACTATGAAAATAGAAATTAAACATGAAAAATAAAACCATATAATTGATTTAAATATTCACAAATATATATATTTATGAATATTTCGTTTCGTTTTTTTGATAAGGAATCATGGAGTATTTATGGTGTTCATAAAACTTTTTTGATATTGATGTTTTTTATTTTATTAAAAGTAAACCTTACCCCTACTATTTTAATATTCATGTCATTATTGGCAATGATGGAAGGTCAATTATTTGATAAAATTATATTTACTGGATTTTTAAATTTACTTGTTTACCGTGGTTCATATGAGTGGATATATGAAAGTATATTGTTTGTTATATCTATTATAGCAATCCACTTTGTTCCCCAAAATAACATGTTTCAACACATGTTTGAAAAAAGCATATTATTATTATGGGTAAATAGAATCGCGTCTTTTCTATGGATGAGTTATATATTATATAAAATAATATACTTGTTTATCAAATAATGTCAATCGCTAGTATGTTAATAAACAACAAAATAGAAAATAATAAGCCAATCGATACTTTAAATATAAAGGTAGATAGTTTAAGTAAAACAGTAGATAATTTACAACAATCAGTAAATGATTTACATAGTAAAGTTGATAAAATGATAGAATTGTTGCAGGTCGATATTAAGGATGATTGTCAAAAAATGGCAGAACATATAGATTTTATTGAAAATGTATATGATAATGTTAAAAATCCACTGGGATATTTATGTAATACAGTAAAAAAGTTTACAGGAGGTAGTACACAATACACTTTGGAAAGCAATAATTATAATTTATTAAACGATGATGTTGAATATAATAGTGATTTTAGCGATGATGAAGGAGACGGTGTTTTAACCTGATTAAATAATACCTTTATAATTTATACTTTTTATTATAAATTATATCTTAATAAGTTAATTATTCGTTAATTATTCGTTAATTATTCGTTAATTATTCGTTAATTATTCGTTAATTATTCGTTATTTTTTAAATATGGATTGATGCATACATCCATGGTAGGAAATACTTTACCAGACTCACACACATCATCTTTGCTTGTTTCAACACATCTACGGTTTCCATTTTCACTTCCAATATAGCAAAATGCATTATTTCTAGTTGCCATATCAGTATCGACAGCACTTACTTTACTGCTATAAAATTGGTTGTTTTGCGATTTATTTAAGCGTCTTTTTATTTGCTGTTCGGGTAAATTAATTACTTGTAATGCGGTTCCTTCTGCTACATCTAAAGCAACATCTCCGCCTTGTTTTGTTGTAGAAATCAACGACTTTGTTCCTTCTGCTCCCCTCAACAATGATATACCTAAATATTTACCAAAAATATCCGTACCGTCGGATAAATAAGTAAAAATATTAAGACCCATCAGTGCTAAAAACAAAACAGCAAATATAATTTTAACATAAAACCAAGCGTTGCCTCCAGATGAGCCACTCATGCGTTGATTAAATGGTTCACTATCGGTTAATGATGGTGTGATTGTATCGCTAATATTGCTTTCCATATACAAATAGGTCATATAAAATAAATAAACTTATAACAAATATGATATTAATAACAAATATGGTGTGCTTTCACCATATTTGTTATTTGTAAGTTGGTTTATTAATAAGTTAATAATTTTATGTGTTTGCTTAATTAACAACCGCATTTGTCATCGGCTTTGCTAACAATCAAACGCATTATGTATGGGCTTTTACCGACGCGCGTAGGGACTCCCGATTTCATGTTTCCACCCGTGGTTCCATCATCTGCGCGCATTGCTCGAAAATATCTTGGTCTGTATGAAGGCATTATATACTAAATAAATATATTATTTTTAGCTTCTGGGAATTAAATTTGTTAAACTATTCATTTTTTCCAATCGTTCTATTGTTTTTTCTAAATTACCCGAGTTATAACTGTTATTAAATAAATAATCGGTATTGGGTGTGATTTCATTTACTTTTATTTGCTTGTAAATTACATTAATTTTCTTTTTAATTTGTTCTATTAATTCAGAGTTGTTGATTATTTTAACAGAGTTGTCGACATATTCGGTTAACAAAGCAACACAATAAAATATTAAATATTTTCGTTTTTTTTTAGCGCCACTAGAATAACGCAAACAAAATAATTTATTTATAGCATTAATTATTTTAACAATTCCTTTATTTCTACTTTTGGCTTCTTCCATAATTAAATCCCATATAATCCAAACAATATCTTTTTGAAACTGTGGAGCGACACTATATGTTCTTCTTGCACCAAAAAACACTAAATTATTTTCTTTTTTTGATAATGTTTCAAATCCAAGTAGCCATTCAATCCAATAAATGCTTTTCGTCATGTTTTTGATATTGTTTTTCATATTAAACGCCAATTCATTAAGTGCTATAAACATTTCTTTTGGATCTTCATTGTGAAACCCATTTTTAGCATATTCTAAACTATCTGCTTCTAACTTGTATGAAATACGCAATATATTGTATTCTTCTTGGGGTATTTTTGGCACATCAAATGAGTTTTTTTTTCTAGACAAACACATAACACACATTATTTCTGCAAATAGTTCTCTTATTTTTAAATTATTACGCATTTTAATTTCGTTGTCTAAATACCCGTTATTTAGCATTTCTTTAAAGTAGTTAAGTCTTAGCTCTAAATAAATAGACAGTTTAGGATTACCGATGTGAATATGCTTACCTAATAATAATAAAATAATCTCCCATAAATCGACAAAATGACCGCTACATATATATTCAGCACTCCAATAACAGGATTCTTCTAATTTATTATATAAAATAGCATTTATCAATTGTTTTTTTACTTCTGTTTTTTTAAATTGTGAAAATGTTATACCTGAAAACTCTTTTTGTGTTCTTTTATCATTAATATCATATTTGTTCATTAATAATTACATTTCATATAAAAAAAATGCCAATAATACATATATGACAACTTCATTTACAGCATTTTTCAATAAATTATTTAAAAGTTTAAAAAAGATTCCTAAATTATTTATTAAGTTACCGTTGATACAGAAATTATTAGTGTTGTTAATAATTGCATTTGTGATAACAAGTTATACTTTTAATAAAAAGGAAGGGTTTGAACAAAGTGCTGATTTTATAGTGAAAAAAGGCAACGATGTATATGATGATTTTTATAGTTCTATTTACGATGATTTAGTATATGATGAAATAAAAAATGATTACGAAGTAGTTAATTTAAAACGAGTTGGTAAAATAAATGAAGATTCTGTTGTGATTGATGTTGGTTGTGGAAGAGGGCATCATGTAAGTCATTATAGTCAGCAAGGTATAGAAGCCACTGGGTTGGATATATCTCCCAGTATGATTAAATTAGCTAAACAAGAATATCCAGAATGTAACTTTAAGTTGGGGGACGCATTGGATTCTTCTAATTTTCAACATAATGGTGCCAGTCATATTTTGTGTTTATACTTTACCATTTATAGTATGGAAGATAAAGCGCGGTTTTTTAAGAATTGTTTTGATTGGTTACAACCAGGCGGTATGCTAGTAGTTCATATGGTAAATAGAGATATGTTTGACCCAATCATTAATTCGGCGAACCCACTTACATTGGTAAATGCACAAAAATATGCTAAAAAACGTCTCACTAAGTCGGTAGTAAAATTCAAGGATTTCTTGTATAAAGCCAGCTATGTTTCAGATAATGATAATGACATGGCTTATTTTTATGAAACATTTAAAGATGATGCTACTAAAAATACCAGAAAAAACGAGCATAATTTATATATGGATTCGCAGCGTGATATTTTAGCATCAGCAAAGTCTGTTGGGTTTATAATGCATTCTAAAATAGATATGGTAAGTTGTCAATATGAATATCAGTATTTATATTTCTTACAAAAACCGGAATAATTTAATTATTTAACTTTGTATGTTATTTAATTATTTTGTTTTTGTTAGTCATCTTCGACATCTTCGACATCTTCGTTATTACTTTTACTACAATTGTTGTGGTTATTTGATTTTGTGCGTGTTTGTGTGCGCGGTTGTGTGCGTGTTTGTGTACGTGTTTGTGTGCGCGTTTGTGTTTCGTTATATCGTTTAACGGGAGTTCTTATCCGTTTAGTTCTTCTGTGTTCAGGTGTTAACAGCATATTTAAATAATATTTGGATAGTAGTTATAGTGGTAATCTATTGTGTTTTAATTATTAATAAAATAATTAAAACACTTCAATTTATTTACATTCCATTAGATTCGTCCTCTCTCCCAAAATTAAATAAAAATAAAAATAAAAGTAAATTACTCATATAACAAATGGATTTGTTTTTAACTATAAAACATATTATAACGTTCTTTATACTTTTGTATGTGTTATTTATAATTTACTTTAAACTTTGTAACCCATTTTGGTCCAACCAACCTATTTTTTATTATCACGATGTTAAAAACATATTTTTTCCACAAGGGATTATTGAAACATCTCTCCCCAATTGTGTAAATAAAGTAAATAATTCTATTGATTTTAAAAATTCGGAATCACTATCTGAAAAGGAAATTACAAATTTAACATTATTATTAAATAATCATTTCATGACAGAACCACATGAAAAATACATTCCATCTAGCGATTTTATAATGGACCATCTTGTTTGCAAAAACATACCGTCAAATGTATCGCTTTATTATGAAAAAGTATATGGAGATTTGATAGGACTTATGACATGTGCTAGTAAAACAATGTATGTTAAAGACACCCAAATAAACATTGGATATATTGATAATTTGTGTGTAAATAAAAAGCATAGAGGTAAAAATATTGCTGGTAAATTAATAGAAAATCATTATGTTAGGGAGAGATACTTGAAAAAATTAGATGTGTTTTTCTTTAAACATGAGGGAACATCAAGACCATTTGTTCCTCTTACAATTTACAATTGCTATTTTTACGATTTAAATCTATTTCCTAAAATACACCTTACACAGCGTAAACTAAATACTGTATTAATTGGCGAAAGCACCTTATCAATATTTTATGATTTATATAACTATTTAACAACAAATTTAAAGAAATCAAAAAATAGATTTACTTGTTTAATAATGGACGAGTATAAGCATATGTCTTATTTAATAAAAAAACAGCATATATTTGTGTTTGCTTTAATGGAAGAACAAACAGCCAAGGCTTATTATTTTTTTAGAAACAATCACACTACATATGACGGAGAATTATCTATAGAATGTTTTGCGTGTATTAAAGTAAACGCGACGCTTAAAGATAACAGCAACAGCAACAACCACAACATAGAAAATGATAAATTTAAACTGGGGTTTTATTTAGCGATTGATCATTTAAAAACAATCGATAAATATAAGGTTTTACTTTTAGAATCAATAGCAGACACTTCTACACTAATTAAAAATATTGATATACAGCCATACACTTATTCTAAATACTATTATTATTTATACAATTATGCTATGAAACCGGTTTCAAGTAAAAATATTGTAATTATTTAATTATTTAATTAGCGGGTTAATTGATTATTTGGTTATTTGATGATGCTAGATGCTACCATTTACTATTTATCTAGTGTATTTTCCGGCTTTTGCAAAACTGTCTACTACAAAAATAACAAATACTCCTAAAAACATATATAAAATCAGTTCTTCTGTTACCGTATTTGTTTTTTCATCTTTGTTTTCCTCTAACAAATGAATCATATAATTTAGTTTTTTCATTAAATCATCTTTACTACCGTGAACATTTGCATTATTACTTGCTGTGTCATAATAAGGTAAGTAATTATTGTAATATTGTTTTATCTTTTCTTCAGAAACATTAATATTATTAAAAGCCTCTGGGGATACAGAGGCATCTACATCGTCTTCTTTTTTATCATTTGGGAGAGATGTTAATTCTGGATTAGGTGGAGGAGCAAAATCTGCTAAACTATCGTCGTCTTCTTCCTCTGTTTTAGAATGATCCATAGAATTTAGGAATTCCATCACCTTTTTACTTGGCGTTGCCTTTCTTTTAATTGTTTTATTTCGCCTTTTTTTATTTACTTCTTCATTATTATCATTATTAGACATAAATTCTGAAAATCCTAATTGACTTGCCATACTTATAAAAAAAAGAGATAATTTTTTATTTGTTTTTATTTATATATAATGAAAAAATATACAAATTTAGTTTTACTATCTTTATTGGCTGCTTTGCTATATAAAACACCTCAATTCTTAATAGAAAGCGTATCCAGTCAAATGGGAAAACTCGCGTGGGTATCTATTATTGCTATTTCTAACTACATGCTTGATTCTGTAGCAGCAATTATTTTAGCAGTTATTATGATTACCTTATTACATCAATCTGCTGTAGAAGGTTTTGAAGGTAAAGAAAAGAAATCCAAAAAAGAAAAAACAAAGGAAAAGGAAATTGAAGAAATGGAAACTATGGAAAAAGAAAAAGAAGACGCCGATAAAGAAATGGAAACCGATGATGAAACGGAAGATGAAGAAGAAGATGATGAAAGTAAAAAAGATGAAGAAGACGATGAAACCGGTAAAGAAGGGTTTGAAGTATTATCATCGACGAAAAAGAAATGCACAAAATATAATAAAGAAGGGTTTTCTGGGTTTACTGAATTACTTAAAAAATTGAAAATCCCTGTTACCAATACAAACACTACTGATTTAGATAGAGAAATTAAAGCATCGGCAGAGCGATCTACTTTAAAATCCACTATGGAATATGCTTAATTATACTATTCCTAAATAAATAACAAAAATTACATAACAAAAATTACATAACAAAAATTACATAACAAAAATTACATAACAAAAATTACATAACAAAAATTACATAACAAAATAGCAACTATTAATTATTAATTGTAAGTTAATGTAAAACATTTTATCAAACTATATTAAATAAGATGTTTGAAAATATAAATAAACATTTAGCATCACTAAACAATAGCAAGTTTTTCGCTGGTTTAGTAATGATTATGCTTAATATTGGTTCAAAATATATTACAATAGAATTAAGTAAGACGCAAGAAGAATATTTAAAAAACCATGTTGCTAGACAGATATTAATATTTTCCATTTCTTGGATGGGAACACGAGATATTTTAATGTCTTTAGGACTTACTGCGATTTTCATTGTATTAACTAATTTTTTATTTAATGAAAATAGTAAGTTTTGCGTTATACCAATGGAATATAGAAAATATAAAGATGTTCTTGATTTAAATGGCGATGGTGTTGTTACACCCGATGAAATTAAAAAAGCAGAAGAAATATTAAGTAAAGCAAAACAGCAGCAAAACAATACATCAATGTTGAAAACCATGAACCAATTTAAAATGGATATAGTTTAAATTAATAACAATATTAATTATATTTAAGTTAAATAATCTAACTAAAATATAACTAAAATATAACTATGACAACTACAGGTACAAGTAAGAGCAATGATTTTTTAAAACAAAGCACTGATATTGAATTAGTCAATGTTAAAGATAATAAGGATGTTATCTATGGAACTATAACAGGTATTGAGAGGTCATCGATACAATCTGCCAAATACAACGAAAAAATATTAAGCGAATTAATACACGATGAATTTGAAAAAAAACTAATGACAGATAGAAAAAAATCATTGCAAATAGATGCCGAACGTTTTAAAAAATTAAAAGAAGGCGACAGAGTGTTAGTTTTTGAAGATAATATTAATTACGGCAACGAAATGTATATATATACAACCGGCTCCGATAATTCGTATTCGGGGAAAGACAATTCTTATAAAAACAAATTTACATCTAGCGCAAGTGTAAAGGGTAATGATTATTACAACAGAAATAACCGTACGGCTAATTACACACCGATATTATATCAAGGAACCATTTTGAAAAAAGGCACGCAAACTTCTAAAGATGGTGAAAATTTGGAGTTTATTAGAATACAACTAGATGATTATACTACAGCAAAACATTATTATAATGATGGAAACTTTTTTAATGCTGCAGGTGGTAAAACCCCCTTTCAGGTTAGAAAATTAGATGAAACAGCAGACATTGATTTTATGATGATTCAAATTTATGATAAAAAAAACAAAATTACAATCAATGTGCAAATTAATGAAATAAAGAGAGATAAAAATGATGATATTATCTTATCATATGAAGATAAAAAATACAAAATAAACAATATTCATTCGTCGACTGCAAGGGCAAAAATAAACGAGATAAAAGAACAAATAGAACAATCAAAGGCAAAAATGGAATTAGGTAAATTAAAATACAAACTACGATGGAATTATAAAACCAACTATTCCGGTTCAAAATACTTTCCTTTAAAGGTTTCAAATATAAAATTATTATCTGAGTCAGAAAAATATTCTCAAATTGACAAATATACGGATTTAAAAGAAGGGGACATTGTAAAATACAATGACTCCTCACATAAAAATTACGGATTATTAGCAAAAGTAGTAAGTATTGGTGAAGATACTAGAGATGCAAGAAAATATTATGAAACACGAAAAGTATATACAATTACATTTGAACCATTTGAAAGTTATATTCCAACGGCTGAATTAAAACAGTATAAAAGAAAATATCAAAACATGGAAAAAAGTATTGCTAATGTATCCGCAAGTAAGCTATTGAAATTTAGATTTGTGGAAGTATTTTATTATGAAAAAGATGTTTTTGATACAGCAAAAGATGCCGATAAAAAAAGGGGGGGCGCAGTGGATAATAAGAAAGAGACAGCAACCGATGAAACACCATCTAAATTAAACAAATTAAATGATTTTATTGTAAAAAACACACTTGATACCCTTAAAAAAAACGCGCGTTTTATTCCAGATTATGTTCTTGGAAAACATCAACCCGAATCTAAAACAGATTTAAATAAACTTATAAAGCCAAATAACAAAAACGCATACATTATATATCATACTCCTTCTATTAAAAAGCGACCAAATGGTTTGTTTTTTGATTACGCAGAAAGGAAAGAACGCGGAGTTATTGGATACGAAATAAATATATATGTAGATTTGACGCTATTACAATCAAAAGTAATAACACAAGAAGAATGGGATAACAAAACACTAACTGAAAAACTAGGTAATATCTTTTTAGATAAAATAAAGAATAGTGAAGTGGGGGTTTTTAATTGTCCTAATAGATGGGATAAACTTAAAAATATAATGGGTAATATTAAGCAAGGCATTTGGTTTTCAGATATAGAGTCTTCAGAACCCAATTTAATTAAACAATCATTTAAAAAAAATTCAGAAAAAATAAGTGGTCTTAAAAATGAATTAACAAAACAAGAAAAAGGTAAAAAAGAGTTAGAGCAAGAAATAAAGGAAGCGCAAAAATCATCTGATATAGAAAAATTGCAAACATCACAAGAAGGTTTACAAGCAATCGACACAAAAATTAAAGAAACACAAAGAGAAATAATACAATTAGAAGCGTTAACCTCATATAAGGGTGGTATGAAACGCACATATACAAAAAAAGCACGAAAAACAAGAAAGAAAACGAAACCACTCAATAAATACATTAAAGTAAGGCCAAGAAAAACAAGAAAATGTTTAAAACTCCCACTATAATTATATTGAAATACATAATATAATTATATTTTTATATAGAATCGCATAATAACAGTTGGTTTTTATTATTTGTGTTTGTATGTGTGTTTGTATCTATATCTTCAATAGTCAGTTTGTTATTTGAAATAATTTGTTCTAATTGAGCCACACGCTCTTCTAATTTTTTTATATGTTCTTCATCATGTTTTACTTTATTATCTAAATGATTAATGTTGATATCATAATACCAATTATAAACAAACGATGCGCTGTTGTATGTTATTTTTGATACATGATATACAACATCCATCGCTTCATAAACAAGCAATCCTAATACCATGATATATAAATATTTATAGATATTATTTAAATAATTATGTTTAAATGCCCAAATCAACTACATTTCTCTCGGATTTCTTACGCTTGCTTTTCACCATTTTACGGTTTCTTGAAGATAAATCAGTTGATTGTATTTCTTCTAACTCTTGAAGACTAATTGTGCTACCCTCCTTTTTCCCATCATTAATATTAATGGTTTTTGTTTTTAATCCAGCCAATATATCTTTTAAATCACCCGGACCCTTCATTTCTGCACGAGCATTTCCATAGTTAGAATCCATATTTTCAGCATCATTAAAATCTAAATTACCTCTCGCAGCATCAATATCTGGTCTTGACGACATCGAAATGGTTTTGCTTTGTCGAGGAGGGTTATTTTTCATTTCTTGACTAGGACCGGGTGGAGAACCACGAGGGGGAACAACAGGAGGAGGTGGCATACTATTGTTATTACCGCCTCGTGCGAAATCAGACATAAAATTGCCAAATCCCGGATTGGATTCACCCATCGTATTAACTGCTGCTTGCGTAAATTGCTGCATCAATTCCGGATTTTGTCTCATAATATCGTCCATTCCAGGCATCGATGATTTAAACATAGTGTTTGTCATGTGCAACATCAAACCGCTTCCTCCCAACATAAATAATAGTTTCAATTCAGGAGCAACCTTGGTTTTACCACCATATTTTTCATGCAGCTCTCCAAATACCTCATCATATTCATCCATATTTTCATTAACGGCTTCCGACCAACCATCCAATTTTAAATCAAACGGATCAAATTTATTATTTAAAAACTCAATACCAGATACACACGCCATCAACATCTTGGCTTGAAACTTTTTACTATTGTCTTTTTCTCTTTCTGATTTAATCATTTCATACTCACCTTTCATTTCATCTAAATTATTTTCCATAGAATACTTTTTACTTAAAGTGATGCCTTTTTTCTCTAATGATTCCAACTTTCTTAAATAATTAAACTTTTCTTTTAATAGTTCTTTTCCGGTTAGTTTTGGTTGACTAGGAACTTTTACATCTGGATTTACCGGAATCTCTGTGAAACTTTTAAAACCATCCGACGACTCGGTTTTACCTAAATTACCAATCAAAGAAGGTGCTCCTTCATTTGATTTACCACCGATATCAAATGAGTCATCAATATTTAATTTTAAAGAAGGTTCATCCGACAAATTACTAGCACTATTTAACATAAAATCATCCCTTGTAATGGAATATGATCCAGATGGTTTATCGCTAATATCAATATCATTTAAATCATCTATTTCAGAAAGGGTAATATTTGCTTTTGGTTCTCCTGATTTATTTTGCTTACTAGGATTCATTAACATTTCCACACCCGGTCCAAAATTTACCGATTTTTGACCACCACCAGCACCAATAGATACCGGTTCTATTAAAGGTCTATCACTTGATTCTTCAGATAGTTTTAATTCAATACTCATTTATGTTGTAAATAGAACTTTTAATTTTAAGTAGTCCGCACTATAATTTAATTAAAAATAATTAAATTAAATTATTTTTAACTATTTTTAGATTTACTTAACCGCATCTTAAATTTACTTAACCTTACTTTTATTTAACTGACACATATACCATTTGCATTGTAGATAACAATCTGCTAAATCATCTTTTTTACTATGTTTATTAAAATGTTCGCACCAGTTGTTAATCATCGCATTTTCATTTAAATCGGATAATGTGTATTTAATACTTGCTTGTTTACGCTCTTTATAGCACATTTTTTTTCCGGCACCCAATATTTGGTTTAATTTATTAGAAGAGTTGATCATTTCAATATTTTGAATGTTGTTTTCAATAAAGTGTTGTGTAATCATTCCTTGAAGCATTTTCATTCTTAATGCTAAAGGTCCTATTTGATTTTCAATAATAACACAATCTATTTCTTGATAATTAAATATGTTTGAAAACTTTTCCTTTAAAGAAATTCCATATTCTACTAAACTTATTGATGTTGTTTTTTTCATAACAATAGGTATCAAAAAGTTATTTAATAATTCTTTTTTAATACAATCCAATAACAATGTTTTTGTTATTTTTTTTACAGGTTGATTTTCATCGCTTGAATCGACTAATGGTATGTTATATTTTTTCACTAAATGTTTTAATTCAGATACTAACTTTTTATCTATTTTTTTAATATTGAGTTCATCACTTGGTATATTATATTCGCTTTGTTTTGCATGCGTTTTACAATAATATGTAGTGTTTTTAAAATAAGTAGCCTTTTTCCCACATACTTTACCATTTTTCTTTAAACATTTACAGATATACTTATCCGAATCTGTTAAATCCACTACATTCCAGTCCAATATTGAATAATCACCCGGATTATTTGTAGATGTATATGTAGATGTATATGTAGATGTAGATGTATGACTACCTATTTCATTTACTGTGTCCTTTTTTTCGATATAACAATATGCTAAATTTTTCATACCAACATCAATACTAATTATTTTCATTTTATTATAATTTTATATTACTTTAAAATCATAATAATGTTAAATGTTATTTTAATATTTATTACTTGTTTGCTTACTTGCTCGCATCTTTAATAATTCTTCTTGTGTAACAAATTCAGCGGTTTGCTTACTTTCTAACTGATTACGTGTTAAATATAAGTTTTTTAAATCAGAAGTTTCATATCCCATGGGTTGATGTTTATCTGACATACTTTTAAATAAGTATTTATCGTGATTAACATTGTTTGTAAATGATTTAACATTTGAACACATTTGCGCGGAATCCATATTTTGCGACATTACATCTAAACCATTATTAATTAAATATTGTCTGTAATCATAGTTATTATCGATTCCGACATTTTTTACAATAGAATTATTTATATCACAAGCAGTTTCGTGCTCAGTATACACTCGTCCATCGCTCATCATAGCAGGAAAATCAGAATAAATATTATTTGAACCTTTATAACATGTGCTCCAACTCATATTAATATATATATTATTATATTTTATTAAGTATAATAATATTTTGATAAAAATAAATTATTGATATTATTTACTTTAATAGTGCTATTAGTTCGTGCTTTTTCTTTCCTTTTATATCAAATCCTTTATCTTCACATAGTTTTTTTAATTCTAGTTTACCCATTTTAGAAAAATCAATGGCTTCTTCGACGTCTAAATTATTTTCATCTTCATCGTCTTCTTCACTTTCTTCTTCACTTTCTTCTTCTAAATCATCCATATCATCTAGCCCATCGACTTCTTTAATTTCTGGAGACACATCATGTAAATTTACTACCTCTCCTTTAATATCACTAACACTTAAATCATGATGTTGCAACACCAAATGAGCCTGCATAAAAACACCAGTTTCATCACCTACACCATCTCCGGTTTCAAGTGTTAATGTTTGAGTTGTTTCTTCATCATCCACATCATCATCTTCTTCACTACTACCTTCTTCTTCGCTTTCACTACCTTCATCATCTTCTTCTGCATCCGATACTACAATTTTTTGACCGGTATTTCCACCCAATTGTGCTTGAACTAATTGAGAACGCTGATCATATAATTGTATAACTTCAATTAAACGGTCAACTTTACTTTCAACATTATTAATTCTGTTTTTTACATATAAATAAACTAATACTATTGAACATAACGATACTCCTAATGTTAACACATTTCCTTTGCTAAACATATATTTAATATCATTAAATATATTTAAACATCATTTTTAACGAATGTTATTTTATTTTTGATATATTAAAACCGGAACATGTAATTTAATAAATTATTGATTATTCGTGTAACCTTATTGATTATATAGAATCCAATATTGTTTTTGCTGTATTAATAATAACTTCCGGATAATTAAGTTGTTTTAAAACCAATATGCCACCTTTAATATGAGAAGTTCCTAAAATTAATTTGTAAAAATAAGTAAGGGTATCTTGTTTTTGATTTGTTTTCATATGGCAATTTTCTATTTTTTCTTGCTTTTTTAGTAATTTACAAATTTTCATGAAATGCGTTGTTAATATAAATGATACATTATCATATTTGCTAATATATTTTAAGTAAGCAGTTGCGCTAGATATTGCTTCATATGGATTTGTTCCCGAATACAATTCATCAAATACGCAAAAATGTCTATCTTTTTTATTTTTTTCAATACAAGTCAAGATGTTTTTACATCGTCTAACCTCGGATTGAAATAAACTATCTCTACTACAATTATCTGGTATATTGATGTAACAGTGAAAATATTTATATGGGTTAAGAATGCCATCACTATAATATCCATATCCAAACCGCTGACTTAACAATATGTTAATAATAACGGACTTCAAGATAGTCGTTTTTCCAGCGGCATTTGGTCCGGTTATTATTTTATTTTTACTAAAATCAATACTATTTTTAATAGGGTTTTTATTAATACACGGGTGATAAATATCAGTAAAACTGCATTTATTTTTTTCAGTATATTCTATTTTATTAATTGTTTTTGCTTTAATTTTATGGACGATCGAGTTTAATATGTCGAAATAACCATGAAATCCTAAAGAATAAGTGATCGTATCATTTACATCATTGGAATCATATAATTCATAAAATGTTTTCATAATCGTCCCTGGCTTAGAATAATACTTGTAACTCATAGTTTCACTTACAAAGTTAAATTTATTAAATAATTCTGTGGTTTTATACTTATATTTATGTAATGTTTGCAAAAACCGTTCATCTGTATTAAATCCATATTGTTTTAGTTTACAACCATTGATTTTATCGATAAAATAATCATATGATTGAATTGTGTAGTTTAAATATTCTTTGGTTAAAAACAAATGTTTTTGTATATCAAACTGAGACTTGTAGAATTTGTAGCATGATATTGCATTTTGATATAAATTATAAAAATACATTGACACAACCATTATACTTTGCAGTTTTTGCTGTATATTAGCACCGTTAAAATTTAAAACCATTTTACCAACGCTATTATTGCTTAATACATACTTCAACCCATCAAAATAGTTTGAAAAATTAACGTCGGGATTATTACTAATGGTTTTCATCAATAAAAAAGGTACAAACAAGATTAATATGGGGGTTATAACCTGTAAAAGGGGAGAGAAAAGGTTTAAAATAGTCAACCAAGTTAAAAATACAGTAGAGTAATTTAAATAACTAAACCGTTCAAATTCAAGATATTGATAAGTTTCTACAAATGTTTTATTTGATTTAATAGTAGTCCATAGTTCGGTCATATCGTTAATTAAATGTTTATCAACTAAAATATCGCCCGAATTCTTTAATAACTTCTGTGTATCTTTTAAAAATTTAGTATTTGTAGAGTATTTACCCGCGAAGTCATTTAAAACTTCTCTTCCTACTTTTGTTTCAAGATAAACTAAATTATTATATACCGAATCACTGTCCGGATTTTCGGTGGTTATTAGTTCCAAATCACGTTTAACACTACTATCTATTAAATGTGTTTTTTTACAAAAGTCTACAGGTTGCTTAAAAACCTCATTTAATTTCATTTCATACTCCTGCTTACTATTTATTGCGTCGTTGTCGCTCATACTTATAATTATAAATTATAAATATGATTGTATTAATACGCAAATATATATCTTATATACTTTTTAAATGTTCTGTGAAATTAGAAGGCATTTCTATAATTTCAGTATGGTAATAATCAGAAAACAGTTTTAGTTTAGTGCAATCTTGCTTTGTTTGAAAGTTAATAGCAATTCCTTTTCTTCCCCATCTTCCAGAACGACCAATTCTATGTAAATAAGTATGTTCGTTTTTAGGTATGTCAAAATTAATAACAATACTTACTTGCTGAACATCAATTCCTCTAGCAAATAAATCAGAAGTAATAAGAACACGACAAGCACCGTTTTTAAAATTCACATAATTTTCTTTTCGTTCTTGTTCACTCATTTTACCATGTATTTTTTCCACGGGAAAATTATCGGTTTTCATCGCCTCACATAAATCATCCACGCGATGAGTGCTATTACAATAAATAATTGCCTGTGAAATGCTTAAACTTTCAAATATATCTTTTACCGTTTCATACTTTTGCACATCATCAATTAAATTAATGTAATATTGAGCGATCCCTTGCAATGTAAGTTCTTGTGCTTTAACTCGTATTTGTGTTGGATTTTGCATAAATTGCCTAGATAGTTCTTCCAATTCAGCAGAATAAGTCGCGCTAAATAAAGCAACCTGAATTTCGTTGTCTAAATGTTGAAATATCTTATACATTTGTTCTTTAAACCCAGCAGAAAGCATCTCATCTGCTTCATCAATTACCAATAACTTCATTTTATCAACAAGCAAATAACGACGGCGAATCATATCATGAATTCGTCCCGGCGTTCCTACAACCACATGGGGCTTAATTTCAGACAAGTCCCTTTTATTTTTATCAACTGATGTGCCGCCCACTAACAACATTGTCCGCACCTTTAAATACAAACCAAGATGTTTAATCACATTTTCAGTTTGTGTAGCCAGCTCGTGCGTAGGAGCAATAATTAATGCTTGCGTAAAGTCGCTTTTCTCATCAATCAGTTGCAGAGTCCCAATTGTAAACGCGCCGGTTTTACCCGTTCCAGATTGCGCCTGGGCGATAATATCACGATGACGATTATTATTTACATTACGCACCATGGGATATATTGCCGATTTTTGTATACTACTGGGAATTTCAAACCCCATTGAATATATTCCCCTCACCAACTTTGGCTTTAAATCCAGAGTTTCATCCTCCCATCCATTTATTTCATATGATTTATTATTATTTTCTAATTCGCACTTTGTATCCATAATAATAATATTATTGTTTTTGTTTTTAAGTCTGTTTTAGTAAACACATCTAATGTGTAATACACTCTCATAACAAAACACAATAAACACAATAAACACAATTACAAAACCATACTGTTTGTTAATAAATACATTAATAAATTAAATATATTAAATATAAAAGTCATAATAATATTAATAATGTTACAATCTACTCACTCAAACCCAAGCTTAAATTCAGAATCAAATCGTTATGACTTAGAATTTTATAATGATATGGAAATAAATGGGGATATTGTTGAAATTAATGAAAACACGATATCGTTGATTAATAATCTGGCAAAACGAGTAGGAGCGCCTAATTATCAAAAAACACCTATTTTTAAGAAAAAACACACGCGATACAAAAATAAAGATAATGCCGACTGGAACGAACTTAGAAACTTTAAAATTACCAAACTAGAAAAAGAAACCGGCGATGTTAATATAATTGTCGATAAAATCAGAAGCAATTTAAATAAACTAACAAAAGACAACTATGATATTATTAAAACGGAAATCATTGATTTAATTAATAACGATGTCAATACTAATTTGGAAATGTTAAAAGAAGTTGTGGTTTGTATATTTGATATTGGAAAAACTAATTTTTTCTGGTCGGAAATATATGCCAAACTATACAAAGAGTTAAATGATGTTTTTAACTTAAAATCAGTATACAATGTTGATTTAAATACTTATACGGAACTGTTTAAAGATATTAAGTATATAGACCCCGACGATGATTACAATGAGTTTTGTAAAATAAATAAAATAAATGAAAATAGACGGGCATTTAGTAAGTTTTTAACATTTATTATGCGCGAAGGGTTAATTGAAACAGACATCGTTAAAAATATCGTAGTTGATTTATTGGCGATGTTTGATGAATATGTAAATGATAAAGAAAAGGAACATGAATTAGACGAAGTTGTTGGAAATATTTTGATTTTCGCAACATATGACGATGGTTGTTTATGTGAATTAAAATTAAATGATAAAATAGAAGGCATTTCTAATATGAATGCAAAAAAACACGATGGATTGACTCAGAAAATTGTATTTAAGTGTTGTGATTTTGTAGACGAATATTTATAGTTAAGTTATCTTATCTTCTGTTATTTTATGTTATTTTATGTTATTTTTATTAAATATTAAATATTTAAATTGGTAATAATTTAATGATATTATCTTTACTAAACAATATTAAATATTGTCCTTCAATTAAATTAATGAATTGTGATATAGTTGACGAAACTGCCGAAAATACAAAACTTAAAAAAATAGAGATTAAAGACATTGAAGATATGGTGCAAAAAAAATGTGAAGATTTAAACAATCAAGAGGCAGAACATTCAGCCGATGAGGATACCGTTTTAAGTGATAAAATAAACTATGATATTAATTATTTAAAAAAAGATTTAGTTCATATTATGAACTATTATGGATTGTCTATTAGAAAAAAAAAGAAGTCAGACCTTATAGATGACATCGTTGAATTTGAAAACGAACCCGACAATCAATTTATAGTAGACCATAGAAAAACCCTATGGTTTTATTGGGACGAGTTGTCTAATGATGAATACTTATCTAAATTTGTGATAAGCACCTAAAATTGTGATAAGCACCTAAAATTGTGATAAGCACCTAAACTTATTAATTTAAATGTGATGTAAATAATCGAGCAGTTAAATAATTGAGCCGTTAAATTGAATAGTTAAATTAATATTTAAATAAAATATTAATTTAAATTATAATGGTAGTCTCTAATATCATAAATGAAATTAAATTTAAGGAAGATAAAAATGTAGAAAAGCATGATAAAAATACTTTGGTGTCCATGTTTCGCATTAACTTGTTTGATATAGATGTATATATCGGCGTTGGAATGGTAAATACAAGTTTGTATGACAATGTTTATTTTGCTCCAGTATACTTAGTATTAAATGAAAATGTCCAAGTTAAGATAGGTATATATGAATTTTTAGCAGAAGATTACACAAACTTATTAGATAAAGATAATGACCTTGATATAGCGTATATTGAAGGACCGTTGTTGTTTAATTTTGTAACTAAAGAATACATTGAAGACATGATGGAAGGTCATGAATTGCTGCAATATATCGATAGTGACGATGAATTAGATAGTGAAGAAGATGGACAAGATACTGATGAAGAACAAGAAACAGATGGTATGAAGCAATTTATGTATGAAGAAGATGATGAAGATTATTTGGATATTATTGAAACAAAGCAAGACAACGATCAAATAGTTAATGCGTTTTCCAAAGAAACTTCTTCTTCGTCATGGATAGAACAGTTCTATAAAAACTCCAAGTATGATTTGTTAGATAACGAAGGCGGAGGCGATTGCTTGTTTTCCTCTATGCGAGATGGATTGCGTCATCGCAATATTTCCATAACGGTTCCTGAAATTAGAAAAATGTTAAGTGATAATACTACACAAGAACAATTTGACACTTATTATGAAAATTACAATTTAATTAAGAAGGAAATCAATGATTTGCAGCAAAAAATGTCCGAACTAAAAAAGCAACATGAGGATGTACGGAAAAAATATAAAAAAACAGCAGCGGATGCCAAAAAAGAAAAGGACCGGGAGACACGTTTAATTTTACGCGACAAAGCAGTTCAATTAAATAAAGATTTTGATTCGATTAAGTCGGTATTTAAAAGATATAAAGATGAACTCGCAAGAGCGAGAGAAAACATTAAAGAATTTCAGTTTATGGATGGTATAGAAACATTAGATGATTTAAAACAAATGATTAATACTTGTCAATTCTGGGGCGATGCGGCTTCTATTGTTCGTTTGGAATATTTAATGAACATTAAACTTATCGTATTAAGTAGTGAATACTATGAAATGGATTTAAAAGATCGTGTTGTAAAATGCGGTGATTTTACATTAAATGAGATAGAAACAAAAGGATATTTTAATCCTAAGTATTATATTATATTAGACCATACTGGAAATCATTACAAATTAATAAAATACGATGGAAAGGGTGCGATGAGGTTTCATGAACTTCCATATCAACTTAGAGAAGATATCGTCGCCAAATGTGGTAGTAGTAGGGGTAAAAGCTTGTATAATTACATTCCCAAATTTCAAAAATATATGGGTATTCCAAGCACTATGCCACAACAAGACGATGAAGATTTCGGTTCCGAAAATGAAGCAGAGATGTCACCATCGCCCGGTAAAGATGATGTCGAATTATTTGATGATAGTGTAATATTCCAGTTTTATAGTAAATCTAAGGATGCTATGCCTGGAAAAGGAAGTGGTGAAAATATCTCTCCCAAAATGGTGAATGAATTTGATGAACTTAAGAAAATTAAAAGCTGGCGACAACAATTGTCAAACTTATATACGGTAAAAGACAGCAAAAGTAAAAACAAAGTAAAGGCGTTGTTTGAATTGGACGGATATAAATGGGCGAGTGTTGAACATTATTATCAAGCCAACAAGTTTAAGAAAAATAATATGGATTATTATAAATTATTTACTATGGAAAGCAAATCTGAAATTTCAACGGACCCAATTGCGGCAAAAGGAGCCGGTGGTATAACTGGAAAGGTTAATAATAAAAAATTCCGACCAAAAACAATTACACAAGATGAAGATTTCATGTTAAATAATAATAATGAAGATGTCATGTATAATGGACAATTGGCAAAATATTCACAAAATGAAGATTTAAAGAAAATGCTAATGCTAACAAAAACTGCAAAATTGGTTCATTATTCCCACAAAGAAACAATAGTCTTTTATGATACAATGAAAGTAAGAAAATACCTGCAAAACAAACAATAAATATACATATACATATACATATACATATACATATACATATACATATACATATACATACATAACTGCGTGTTACCATTTTTAATCTCGAAATTATATTAATAATTAAATATAAATATAATTATAACTAATATATAATTAATATATAACAATATGTGTTCCAGTCAAAATGAATTTATTATAAATACGCTGTTAAATAATATTGACCTTTTAAATATTCCTAGCAAGAATACATCAGTTGAAAAAAAGGTTATTGGAAATCTTTATAATGACCTATATATTTCTTATAAAAAAGTGCATCGATTAATGAATAATAAAAAAATAAATATCTCAACCATTCCAGTTAAAACAGAAAGTGATATACCTTATACCGAATTATTAGACAGTTTTTTCTGTGTTAAACAATTTAAACAAAATATATATAAAAAAACAACGAAAATTGTTGTATATACATTAACCTTAAAAAACATAGATATTACAATATACTTAAATGATGTAACTAAAGAGCAAAATATAACAAAATATATCATGTTGCATGCTATTTCTATAATAGACTTATTATTAGAATATACAACAGACAATGTCGCCGGCGCGGGCGCAAGTGCAAAAAACGGTAAAAGCGGAACAACTACTGCTAAAACAAGAACTCTGTCTATATACTTATACCTAGACGACAACGAAAAAATGCTCCCCAATAGCAATATAATGCCGTTGGATATAGAAAATATAAATACCGCAGTTACTTATAGTTGTAGTGAACATGGTAAAATACTTATTTTTAGAAAAGAAGAATGGTTGAAATGTTTAATTCATGAATTATTTCATTCATTATGCTTGGATTTTGTGTCAATGCACCTAAACGATACAATTAAAAAAAGTTTAAAAAACCTATTTTGTGTAGATAGTGAGTATGCTTTAAGTGAAACATATAATGAATGGTGGACAACTAATTTAAACTGCTTGTTATTTTCATTTATGCTATTAGATAAAAAAACCAAGAAAAAAGAATGCTTACAATTATATAAAGTGTGTTTATTAACCGAGCAAATGTTTACGATGTTTCAAATTACAAAGATACTTAATTATATGAACATGAATTATATGATGTTGGTGGATAAAACAGTAGATAGTCAAATTAAAAGTAATTTATACAAAGAAAAAACTAATGTATTGTGTTATTACATTATAAAAGGAGTGCTGCTGTTTTACAATAACGACACTATTAAGTTTTTTAAACAAAACAATTCTTCTCTGTTAAATTTCGACAAAACACCACAAACCATTAAACGATTTTTAAAGTTAATAGAAGAATTGCACGATAAAAAGTCTATTTTAAATGTTTTTAAAAAATATAAGGTATTTTATGATAAAATAGACAAATCAAACCCTTCTTTCAAAAAAATGTTAAATACAATGATGATGACCATTAATGGCGTTTAACAACTAATAAATTGAAATTAATTAAATATAATTACACTATTATATTTAATTAAACCAAGTCAAACTAAGCAATCAATTATGGGTATCAAACTATTAAATAAACTATTGAAGCGCAACGCTTTGCGTGCGGTAACTATCGTATCATTAAACGAGTTGAAAAATCGTTCTATTGTGATCGATATAAGTATATATTTGTATAAATACAAGTCACAAGACATGCTATTAACAAATATATATAAATTATGCAGCATCTTTAAGCATTACAATATTGACGCGATATTTGTATTTGATGGAGAACCCGATAAAATAAAGTTACAAACAATTCGTCATAGAAACGAACAACGATATGTTGCCAAAAAAAAGTATTACGACATCATCGATAATTCAACTGATAAATATATAAAAACAAACAAAAATCAGTTGATTGAATTGAAAAAGTCATTTACAAAAATAAAAAAAGCGGATATTGAAAATGTGAAAAAGTTGCTGGTTAGTTATGGTATGAAATACTATATCGCACCAAAAGAAGCAGATTCGGTGTGTGGTCGGTTAGTGAACACAATATACAAAGATGGATGTATGTCAGATGATATGGATATGTTTGTTTATAACTCTAAATATGTGTATAGAAATCTTGATATTGTAAACGAAACTTGTCTACAGTATAATTTAGATTTAATATTGAAATACTTAGGCATGAATTTTGAAGATTTTAAATGGATGTGTATTTTATCTAGTAATGATTACAATCATTCATCTAAAACCGTATTTGACTATTATAAACTATACAAACAATACAAACAATCCGCATCTACTCATAGAGCAAGCAGTTTTATAGAATATGTTAAGTATAGTGAATTTATGACAAAAGCAACCATTAGTGAACTAAACGCGATTCATGATTTATATACAATTGACTTGAATGACACATTTAATGAAACTAATGTTATATCAAGTCAAAATGACAACAATACACTACACGAAATACTGGAACAAGATAATTTCATATATCCTCCAGCGATTGAATCATATTAATGATGTGATGGTTATCGCAGATTGTTAAATTAGAGATTGATAGAAAAAACAATAATATTTATAATTTTTATTACAAATATTATTTATTAGAATATTTTTACATGTTAAATGTTAAATGTTAAATGTTAAACTGTTTACATGTAAATTAAACTGCCTGAGTGGCAGTCTTGAAGTGAGGCTTCATCCACTTTTGAAGGTTGAAATAAGTCAAACTATCCGACTTCTTCATTCCTAGAAGTTTTCGCAACTTTGTATCAGGGTTGATATTGCGACGGTTTGCAGGATCTTGAAGCTGGTGACTAAGAATATACTTTTGTAGTTCCTTAGTGACTTCAGTTCGTGCCATTTCAGTTCCTTCGTCCTTTCCTAGAAATGCGGCTAGTTCAGAACTAATCTTTGCTGGCTTAGTAAAACCACTTGGTTCCTTGTTTCCAGCCTTGCGCTTCTTTTTGCTAGCCTTTTGGGCTTGCTTCAATTCGCGATCAGAACGCTTGGCCAATACACGAACTTGACTAGTTACACTAGTAAGTTGGGTTCGTAGAGTCGACAATTGTCCCAACAAATCGTTGAATTGGTCGGTAAGAGATTGAACTTCTACTTGTTCGGTGGATTGAACTTCCACAGGTACATGCGCAGGGGTAGAGGGCGCGGCAGGCGCTGATACAGTCGTTGCTTTCTTTGATACTTTGGGCATCTTATAATCTATTATTACTGCTTCTTTTTAAGTTGATTTTACAGAATATATATTATTTTTATTTTTTAAAAGGATAATTCGTTTATAATTCGTTTATAATTTGAAAATTTAGGGTATTTTTAGGGTATTTTTAGGGTATTTTTAGGGTATTTTTAGGGTATTTTAGGTAATTTTTCTTAAAATTGTCTACGAATCGTTCTGTGATGTGGTTGTTCATCTAATAAACACCCAATTTCCAAAGTAAGTGACGGGGATGCTTTGTCAAATTCCGCCATCGTCCCATCATGATGTCTAAACTTAAATTTCAATTTATTTAATGATTTAATAGGTGGATTATAATTATGCGAATTACTAGTTATTTCATTTTGAGTAAATGATAACATATGAAACAACTGATCTGCCACAATAGAAGCCTGCAATACATTATTTTTCACCAAAGATAGTTTAGCAAAAGCACTATTATTTTTAAATACCAAATCATTATTAAAACAGGCATTAGTATTATCCGAATATGGTTGGATTTCACTTATGTAATTGTGCTTGTCTAATTCAATATACATTGAATCGTATTTTGTAGTATTAACGGCATGTGGGGATTCTAAATACGCAACGGTTGTTTTAGCACTGTTGTATTGTTTAGATGGAATCAACCAAGCCGTTGTTTCATGTGGTAGCGTTAATCCTGTTTTTAATTGTGTATAACTATCCGCCGTTGCCACATCAAATGTAGTGCTAGTATAATCCACTTTTTCATATCCTAAAATACACCCCAAGCCCCAATCCGTATAATTATTGAATTTAGGCTTATATATACATTTCAACTCATCATTGTATTCATGCTCGTATGTTAATAACAACTTAAATTCTCCTTCAGTAACACCAATTAATATTTTATTGGTTATGATATCATATTTTACTTTAAAAGGTTCAAAATCAAACTGATTATAGATTATTCTATTTAAAAGATTTTGTAGCATATTGGCAAGTTTCACCGGTGTATAATAACCATCTGGAAGTGTAATCGTTTCTGTTACATCGCCGGCATGATGATGAATATCCATCGCAGTTCCAAATATAGGATTGGCGTATTGAACTCTTATTTTAGAGTTTTGCTTTCGTTCACTAATATTATGTAGAAAATTAGGCAAAGTCACATCTTTCAACTTAATATAACTAATATTTTGAAGTGGATAAGGGAGAGATATTTCAAATTCGTTGTTTTTCGGCCACTTTGACTTATCTTTATCCACCCCATGTATCGATATTACTTCTTTATGCATTACATAGTTGTTTGCTGGTTTTATAATAGGATGCATCATTATAATTGTATTATATATAATATTTATTTAATTTATTTAATTTATTTTTCTATTTACGACAGCATTAACAAATAATTATTATATTTATATTTATATTTATAATAATTATAATAATAATTATAATAATTATAATAATTATAATAATTATAATAATTATTATAAATATATATAAATATATAATGAATAAATTCGGCGCTGCTTTGATATTTTTTAATTTAGTTATTAGTGCAACCATATTGACAATTGGGTTTAAAATAGATAATATGTTGTTTCCATTAATAATAATGGCGGTTGCAATATCTGGTGTTATTTTACTAGGAAGCTTATTTAAAATTGCTAAAGATATAGCACAGGCGATAGATGATTCTGTTGGCGTGTGGACCACAATAAAAAATGTGTTTTTCTCGTTCTATAATACATTTGACATTTTTGCTGTTATCGGACAAATTGTATTTTACTTGTTAATTGTATCTAGTTCGCCCAGTATGTTTACTAGCATCGAGGTGCCAAAAAATTTTAACACCAAAAACATTATAACAATTCTATCGTTTGCGATTCAAATAACATTAACTATATTGAAAAATTTTATGGATGTAGAAATATTTACTGAAATCATAATTGGTATGGGGTTATTTACAGCCTTTTTAATATATGACATTAAAACAGATATTGACAAAAAAAAAGTTGATAAATATAGTTATAAGTAAATGCTAAAAGTAAACTAACATATCATATAAATAAATTAATATAGTTATAAATAAATTAATATAGTCACTAATTTATTTATATTTATGCTTAGTTGTCTACTATTATAAAGCGAAATGTTAATCCATGCTCTTTATTAGTCAACCATATACCCGATATTTTCAATACCACAGACAGTTTATCTAAATTTCCAGTTAGTTTATTGCTATCGTTATGAAACAATTTAATGTAATAATTAACCAATTGCTCTCTAATGGTATAAACCGGATTTTGTGTTAATTGAATGTACCTTTTCAGGATTTCATGCTCTATTTCAACAAGCTTATTTATGACTTGTTTATTTCTTTCATCATATCTGGAGAAATTACATTTTATTTTGTTATAATACGCTTCTATTCCTAAATCATATAAATTAAATTTTATATAAATACCATTCATTGATACAACGCTATTTGAGTAGTATATTCGGTAAAAAAAACTATTTTCTATTACATTATTTTTCGATTTATCACTTATAATTATCTGGTTGATTTCAAACTTATTACTAGGAATTGTTAAATACATTACATAAATATTGGATGTAGGTTTAAATAATAATTGTTTATGTTATATTATATAAAACTGGTTGCATTACATTTGCACTTATATTTGCATTTACAAAGTATATCCGCACTTGTTTAATATAACAAATGTTTGAATATCTGCCAAACTAAGTGTAGTTGTTAGTGTATCTACTTTTTCCAACATCGCGCTGCAGTCAACTAGAGATTTGATTAACTTGACTTCATTTTGATATATATTTAACTTCCACAACTTGTATAAATTAGGCTGTCTTCTTTTTATAGTTTCCAACTTGTTTTTTATATTTTTAATAGCGAGTGTATTTTCAATAACAATACTTAATGTCTCAATAGTTATTTTTTCATTTTGAGATTCAACTTCACTTTCAATTACGATAGTTTCCATTATTAATAATATATTTAAACTTAACTATCTATTTAAGTTTAAAAAGGATTTAATAAATAATTATAGTTATGAATAATAAATTCAAAGATTATATTAAACAAGTTGACAACTTTGATCTACATAAGCATATAAAAAAAGAAGGATTTATAAACGAACATCTTATTTTTTACGGGCCGCCGGGTATTGGTAAATATTCACAGTCATTGAAATATATAAAAGAATACAGTCCTACAAAATGCAAATATGAGAAAAAAATGACTTACTTATTTCAAAACAAAAAAGAATATTTTTATAAAATTAGTGATGTTCACTTTGAAATAGATATGGAATTATTAGGTTGTAATTCCAAAGTATTGTTTAATAATTTATTTTATCACATTATAGAGATCATCGGTTCTAGAAAATCTAAATTTGGAATTATATTATGTAAAAATTTCCACAAAATACATTCTGAATTGTTAGATATATTTTTTACTTACATGCAAAACATGATACATAAAAAAATAAAAATACAGTATGTTATTACTACAGAACATATTAGTTTTATTCCAGATAATATACTTTCTAGATGTCAGTTGATTAACCTGTCTAGACCTACCAAAACATCGTATTTGCAATGCATCAAAACACACACACACAACTCAAAAAAATACAAGATAAATAAAATAATGCTGGAATACGCTTTAAAAAATACAAATAGAATTACAAATATAAATAATATTTTATATAATACAAGTAAGTTAGATAAAATCCATGAAAAACACATTCATAATTTAATTGATGTAATTGAAAATAAAGACGAGTTGTTGTTTGGAAACGTTAGAGACTTACTTTATAACTTATTAATTTACAACATCGATATTTATGTATTTATTTTTTACACACTTAACTATTTTATTGATAATAACAAACTAAATAGCAATAATGTTGGACCATTATTATACGACATATATCATTTTTTTTCACAATATAATAATAATTATAGACCTATTTTCCATTTAGAAAGAATTTTTTATATATTATATACTACCATAAATAATGGACATTTGGACTGCTCGTAAATATTTAGATATAGGAATCAGTATACATATTACAGATGACATATTAAAACGCGCTTATTATAAAAAAGCTTTGCGACATCATCCAGACAAAGGAGGCGATTCAGAAACTTTTAAAAAAATAAAGGAAAGTTATGATTTTTTAAGGAAAAATAGTCGTATGTCAGAATATCCTGATAACTGCAATAAAAACAACGATGACAGTGATGACAGTGATGACGGTAATGGCGGTGATATATATGAAACATATGAAACTATGCTCGTGCATTTTGTAGAATATATTATGAAAACACAGAAAGGGTTTGAAAACTTCGATCCTATAACAATTAAAACAACATTGAAGTCGATTATACAAGGATGTAGTTCTTATTCTATTAAATTGTTTCAACAATTGGATATTGAAAAGTGTCGCTCTATTTATGCGTTTCTCTCCCAATATTCATATTTATCTAATTTAAATAAAGATCATCTGCGCCTTTTCGATAAGATTATGCAAAATAAAATGAAAAATAATAATGTTATTTTACTGAATCCTTCATTACACGACTTATTACATGATAATATTTATAAATTAGAAACGGAAACTGATACGGATACTCATTATATACCGTTATGGCATGAAGAAATTGTAATAGATGATATGATTATTAAAAATATACCAGATATTGATGAAAACACGACCATTACTAGAAACAACGATATTATTATCAAACATAAATCATCTATCATGAAGTTATTTAAAGATGGGTATGACGAATTAAATATCGCTGATAGTTTGTTTAAAATACAATCAAGTGATGTAAAGATAACCAAACAACAGCAGTTCATTGTTTTTAAAAATAGAGGCAAAATAATACCAAACAAGCACAATTTATATGACAATAAACAACGCGGTAATGTCATCATAGAATTAACTCTTACTGATTAATAAATACATAAAAAATTATATATATTTTATGTATTTTAATTTTCATTATTTTAAATTTTTCGTGTTTTTATATTGTTGTTTATATTGTTGTTTATATTGTTGTTTATATGTTAAGTTTTGTTGGTGATAATGTAGTCGTTAATTAATTTATTGTTTCTTGCGTCTTACAACCTTTTTCTTTTTAACTGGTTCAGGCTTTTCTTCTACTTCTTCATCTTCATCTTCTTCTTCTTCATCCGATTCTTTAAATGAAGGGGTTGGAACATCTTCATCTTCATCGTCGTGATTTGTTGTATCGTCTTGTGCTTCCTTTTCTGCCAAGTTTTTATCCATCTCTTCATCATCACTATCGTCTTCAATATGACAAGTAGAAGTTCCCAATAGTCTTGTCGGTGGTCTTACACACGCTTGGACCAATTTCCAAGTCACACCACAACGACCGCCAGCAAACCAAAGCCCTTGACAAGCAATCAAACCATTTACATGTGATGCCTTTGGAATACATTCCACCGGACTAATAGTTGCTTCCTCGTCTCTTTTAGGAGGCATATACAACGGTGTTTTGTCATCGTAATTATACAATTCCACATTAAACCGACCCTCCCAATAGGGCAACTTTACTTTCAAAGTAGGCGAACGACTATAATCCGACTCATCTGTGTAATTACCATCTCCATCCTTCAATTTAGGAAACTTCAAGATTGGATACATAAGATTATCCACCAATTCACGACTCATCTTGCTTTTACCAAACCATTCCTTGCTGTTTGTAATACAATCGGTTTTGATCTTATTTTCAAACGCAGCCATCGCGTCTTTAAACATGTTTACCGATTTAGTTTCATTTCTGAAATCCAACGCCATATCATATGTAACACGACCACTTTGTTCGTCTACCCGCTCATTTACACCCCAGGTCAACATCAAAGGAACCTGCAATACGATTGGTTGCCCGGATAACGTTAATTGAACGCTTTTGCCCCCACGCTTATTAGCAACTGGTGCCTTATAATTAACGGCATCGGCGTTGAAAGATTTAGCTTTGGTGATTAGATAACTGACTGACATGATTATTTTATGATATATTACACAATCTTTTATTTAAATCAATTTTATATATTAATTGCTATTTTCTGGATTCTCGGGGGTGCGCATTAAATAGGCGTTATTTTATATAAGAATACTGATTATACAAAATAACTATAATATTATTATCGAGCAAAAGTGACATCGTTTTTGTTAAACTTCTGGATTTCCTGCTCTTTTTTATTAATTAATCGCTTTACATTGTTTTTCAACTTAAACTCGCCATTTTTATAAGATACTGTTGCTTTTAGTGGTGGTTTCATCGTTTCTGCTTTTTTGGAAGGTGGTTTCATAGTTTCTGCTTTTTTGGAAGGTGGTTTCGGTATTTCTTTATCATTGTAACCAAGTTCGTTTTTAAATGTATCTTCATACCACGATTGCATCGAAACCACCGAAGTATCGAATATTTTACGAGTATTTGGTGTAAGTGCTTTATGATTTAATTTTAAGTCTCTCGATGACTTGTTTGTATCCACTTTTAAATGAGAATTTATGGGTTTTTTTGGAACGATCATATTAACACCGCGTTGTAATTTTGATTTATTTTTTGATGATTGAAAATTATTTATAATAGGCGGCGGCGGCGGATGCGGAGGCAACGGAAGATCGGCGTTTACGTTTTTTACCTTGCTATTTAAATGTTTTATTTTTCTATATCTTAAATACAGATATGAACACACCGCAACATTTACTATACAAACACCTACAACAATCAATACAATGATTAAAATGTCGTTTGTATTGTTTTCAGAAACCTTTTTTGTAGACCGTAAACTATTAAGATTAAGATTAGTATTATCAGTATTATTATTATTATCGGTATTATTATTATTATCGGTATTATTATTATTATCGGTATTATTTTCACGATTCAATTCTTTACTGACGGATGGTTTTTTATTAGTTGATACTTTTGGGGTTTCTGTAATTATATTCGGTGGTTGAGTTGTATAATGTGTTTCAGTAGTTTGTATAGGTATGTCAGTAAATGTATCTGTAGTAGAATGTGCTGTTGTGTTTATATTTTGAGACTTATTATTATAAGTTAAATTAGAACCCGAAAGGTTATTTAAATTAGCAACTTGGGTTAAATTATCGTCGGATATGGGAGAGATAGTGGTTGTTTTCAATAAACCACTGATGTTATTTGATGAAATCGATGAAAATGATTCGTTAACAGGTATTGCTGAAATAGATTGCATATTTTTATATATTTTATACGGATCTTCAATACACATATACATTCCTACTTTATACAACATTTTTCCATTTGCATCTTGCGTAACTCCCCATAATTTATTACAACTACTATATTCCATACCATTACAAGGGTAGACAAATAAACTATACAAACTACATAAAGTACATAAACGACTTATTGATAACAAATTATATACCATGTTTAAAATATTACTTGATTTATGTTTTATCATAATTCTTATGTTATCGTTAATTATAGTTTTAAATAACTTTTTAAATTACTTAACGCAAAGCAAACGATGACAATTCAAAAATTCCCATTTGACATTAATAATTATAAAAATAGTATAAATATATATACAATGTTTAAATTAATGATTAATACTGATTTAGATAATGCTGATTTAGATAATAATAAAAACTTGTTGATTACTACATCTCCTAAAAGATATATTGAACACCATTATTACAAAGATATAAAAAACATATCCATACCCAATAAAAAAAAACGCAAAGTAAATGCAGATACTTTTTACATTCTTGGAAACGATGAATACAACGATGTATTAAAATACAACTACAACGTATCGCAATTGAAAACTATGTGCAAACATTATGGGTATAAGGTAAATGGAAATAAATCAGAATTATTAAAACGACTTTATAATAGCATGCGACTTTCTTATTATGCGGTAAAAATACAAGGTCGGTTTAGGATGATGATGACTAAAATACTGTTTAAAATGAAAAAACTGCATTTATTAAAAAACGCAATAAACGACATTGACTTTTTAACATTGGAACCAATAAGTCAATTAAAAATGGAACAAATAATATGTGTCGAATCGGGGGAGAAACATGTTTATAGTTTCGATATATGTTCTTTATACAACCTTTTCAAAGACCAGTTTGAATACGCAAAACAATATAAGAAAAATATACAACAACATATGAAAACAATACCAAACCCGTTTAATAGACAACCGTTTCCATCGTGTGTCCACGAAAGAGTATTTAATATAATTAAATATTCGAAGATATGTAATTTAAAGGTGAAGATTGATTTAAATAATGAAGAATACGAAATTAGTTTAAAAAAAGATAATATGTTTAAAGCAATTGAACTATTCCAGACAATTGATACCTTTGGATTTATTACCGATAGTAAATGGTTAATGGATTTGAGAGGAAGTAAGTTGGTGCGATTTTTAAATGAATTAATTGATATATGGAACTACAGAGCACAATTATCAACTGAAACCAAAAATAAAATATTCCCCCCGTCATTAGGCAACCCATTTCATACAGATAGACATTTATATACACGAGATATTGAAAATATTAAAAGATCCCTTTTGAAAGTGGTTTCTAAGTTTATTAGTGCTGGTGTAGACAGACATTCACAATCACTGGCCGTATTTTATGTGTTAGGTGCACTGACAACGGTTAGTAAACCTGCTGCAGATAATTTGCCCTGGCTATATGAATCGTTTTCAAACCTACAACTTCAGTAAACTAACAATAAAAATAAAAAATCGTAAAATTTATGATTTTTTATTTATTATGATTTTTTTGCGTATTTTAATCATTTAATCGCGCTTCAACCCATGAAACCGTTATTTCTTCTTCTGCAACTCCTTTCATAGATATAAATTTTGGACGATTCATAGAATTTGTTTTGTAATAAACATACGAACCATACCTTCCTTTGCGTATACTCATATCATCATTTAATCGTTTGATTATATTTGTTTCCGTTTTACCTTTTTTATTAATGTATTCAGCGACATCTTCCAATGTAATATCATCCATATCTTTATTAATGTATTTAACTGATGTATTTTTACCATCGATTGTTACATACATGCCAAATTTACCATTTTTCAATACAACTTCACTACCGTTGTGCTCTCCTAATTCGCGGTTATTATTTTGATGATTATCCATGCCGATTAATTCACTTAATTTGTATTCTCCATTCTTAAGTTTATTTAAATCAATTTTTATATTTTTATTTATTTGCTTAAATGATATCACACCATCATCATCGGTATGTTTTATTACTGGTCCATATTTACCAATCGTATAAGTATGATACTTGTCTATTTTTACAATAGGCTTATCTTGTTTTTTTATATTTTTAATAGAAGCATCAATGGTATTATTACATGTTTTACACAACTCCAATAATGTCATGTCGCCATTCGCTATTTTATCTAATTCTGTCTCCATATTGCGCGTATAATCATATTCAAATAATTCATTAAAGTGTTTTATTAAAAATTCAATCACAAACAAGCCCGTAGATTGTAATACTAATTTGCCTTTTTCAGCTCCAAACTCATTTTCTTCTATTTTTTTACTTATATTACCCCCGTCTAACACATAATTGCTGCATTTTATTTTAACACCGGGAACATCTTCCTTATTTACATAATTTTTATCTTGTATTCTACTGATAATAGAGGAATATGTGCTGGGACGACCTATGCCTTTTGTTTCTAATAACTGGATTAATTTAGATTCAGTATAATGCGGTTTTAAATCGACCATCTTCATATTACTACTGATTTTTTCATATTTTATTTCATCGGATGACGACACATCAAGCCGATTTAACATTTCATAATTTTCGTTTCGTGATTCAACACCATATACGGCACGCCAACCGTCAAATACAATTTGTTCTGTGATGTAAGTGTATTTTGTTTTAATAGGAGCCGTTATTGAAATTGTTAATTTATCGTATATGGCAGGGGACATACATGATGCCAACGCGTTTTTATAAATTAATAAATAAAGCCGGAGTTCCTTGTTTGTTATCTTTCCATTTATGGGGATAGATGTTCGCTCTGCACTAGTCGGTCGTATGGCTTCGTGCGCTTCTTGTGCTAAATCGTTTTTTGTGTTTTTAGCACTGCTTTTATTTGCTAAACTAAATATGGTTTTTGATATGTATTTTTCACCGTATTTATCGTGAATGTGGTTTTTTGCCGATTTTATAAATTCACTACTATATTTAAATGAATCAGTTCTCATATAAGTAATATAACCATTTTCATACAATCGTTGCGCACATGCCATAGTTACTTTTGGGCTAAATCCCAAATCGTTGCTGGACTTTTGCTGAAGTTTACTAGTTGTTAATGGTGTTGGCGATTGTTTAAATACCTTTTTCTCGTTTTTATCAAGTAATTCATGTTTAAATGATATGCTTTTCTCCAGAAAGTTATTTACATTACCCTCTGACTTAAATTGGTTATTTAACTCAAAAGGGAGAGATGTGTTTATTAAATTAAAATTGGCAACCGTATTGTATACACATTTACCAGTTTTATTCGATATTTCTTTATAATTATCATATACAAGTCGCAAGGCACTTGTTTGACACCTACCCGCAGACAATCCACTTTTACCGGAGATATTTTTCCATAACACAGGAGAAACCTTAAATCCCACCAATAAATCCAATACCTGCCGCGATTGTTGCGAATATATTTTATTTATGTTTAAATGCGTGGGATTATCCAACGCTTTTTTGATGGCTGGTTTGGTTATTTCATGAAATATGATCCGCTTTGTATGCTGTATAGATAAATTAAAAAGCATACATATATGCCATGCGATTGCTTCTCCTTCCCTATCGTCATCTGTCGCCAATATTACATCACTAGCCTTTTGAATGTTGGTTCTCAAACTATTAATATACTTTTTCTTTGAAAGCATAGAGCGATATGTAGGTTGAAATGTATTTCCAATGTCAATAGACTTTAACCCATCCATTTCTCTAATATGTCCATAACTAGCTATACACTTATAACCTACCCCCAAATAAGATTCTATTTTTTTACACTTTGCAGGTGATTCTACTATTACCAAAATCATATAATAATTATTTAATATAATTATTATATTATACACTTTAAATCATTTGTGAAATTTGTAATTGTAATCGTAATTTATTCTTTTTCGTTTTTACCACGAGAACTTCGTCTTAGTCTTAATCGAGTTAGTGCTTCTGCGCCAGCGGTTGTTTCTTGATCCACAGGAGTAAACTCTTCGTCTTCTTCTTCTGCGTCTTCTTCTTCTGCGGCTTCTTCGTCTTCTGCGTCTTCTTCTTCTGCGGCTTCTTCGTCTTCTGCGTCTTCTTCTT